ACTATCAATCATAGCAGTAGTACCAGTTATGTGATTAAATCCACTAATAGCTGTTACAGGAGCAGTTAAGTTAGATATAACTAACGTAAGAGTTCCACTTGCACTACCATAAGAGTTAGTTCTAACTACTTCAACAGTATAAGTATCACTTGGATTAGATACGTTGTCACCTGTTACTTCAGGAGCTGTACCATTTAAGTGTATACCATTAACATCTATAGTTAAACCACTACTGTCTGTATCTACTATACTAGTAACATAAGAAGCACCTGCAGGATGTAACTGAATATTAACTGCACTAAGCTCATTTATATTCATTGTAGCATCACTAAAGGCATCAGGTGCTAAGTCTGCATTAGACAATGTAGTAATCTCTGTATATGTTACAGGGTTACTTAAGAATGTATCTGTAGTAGGAATCTCTGTTCCGTTATTAGTATAACCATTTGTAGGTATATACCAAGTTGTAAATGTAGGGTCGTCAGGAAATACTATTGTAGTATAAGTTCCCGTTCCACCATTATTATCATCGTAGTATTCAGCTTCTTCAGTAGTAGCAAATACAGGATAATTGTATATTCCATCAGGAGACTCTACAACTCTGAAATACATTGTAGGTGCTAAATCTTCAAGCTCGTGAATTTTAGGAATCCCTACTAATCTAACTGTAGTATCTCCAAACTTAATACCTAAGTGATATTCTAAGCCATTTGGCACAGGATATGTAGTTCTAGCTATAGGCACGAATAGTGAAGTAGATTCGTCAAAGTAAGATATAACAATGAAGTTATTTTCATCAATACCTACACTCATCTTTATTACATCCCCATTCAACCACTTAGCACCTTCAGGACTTCCTGAGAACTTCCAAGTAGCATTACTCCAACCTTCTCTCATAGAGTAAGACGTGTTCGCTCCGTAGTTAGTCCAAGGACCATTAGGACTAGGGTGAAACCAGTGACTAAACTGGAATCCATAATGCCCACTGTTAGCTGCGTTACAGAATGTAGAAGGATCTGCATAACTAGAGTTCCCGTTAAAATCTCCATTAGCGTAGTCAGCATCACTAGGAATTAAACCAAACCCTATTATACCTTCATTTCTAATATCAAATGTAAAGTACTCTCCTGCTTGATTAATAGTTTCAGGTGTCTTATAACCTGCTGCGTTATATCCTGCAGTAGTAGCTCCATATTCATCTGTTCCTGTTTCAATAGCAGTACCTTTAGCAGCAGTTAATTCTGTTGTTACCACTCCAGCTACATCAGCTATCATAGTTGAGTAAGGATCTGAAATTACAACAGATTGAAATGCACCCACGGTGAACAGCTCATTCAATACGTTAATAACGTCATTTAAGCCTCCTACTGCACTTTCTCCATCAATAGTTACATTTGTATGGTCTAAGTTAATAAAGTGCTCTAAATCGCCTTGTATTGATTTTATAGTTATTAATCCATTACCTAAGTCTACAGCTTTGATTGTGTTAACTCCGTATGCGTATCCATTATCTAGCATAATACTAGTAGATGTAGCATCTAATTTGAAGTCTACAACCTCGTCAAGTAAGTCGTGACCATTAGGACTTACTACTAGGCTCTCTAGTTTAGCTTCTAATAGGTAGCTTCTTAAGTATTGTTGGTTCTTATACCCTAATTCCTTTGCTATGAACTCAATAGAGTCTGTAGTAGCGGCAGAATTAGTTCCAAGTGACATAGTGTATACTGAGTCATTAGATACATCAGGATGCTCAGATATCAAGCTACTGAATGAATCCTGAGTTAAAGTAACTCTTGTCAATTCAGGGTGCACACTAGGGTCTTCTCCCCAATACGCTATAACTTCTTGACCTACAGCAATTCCTGTAAAGTCTCCTATGTAGCTATATCTACTTCTAAACCAGAATCTATCATACCCATCTCCTTTTGGAGTAGTATACAAAGAAAAGAATGGAGAGTCAGTTCCTAGCTCTTGTAATAGCTTGATTCTAACATATCCACCTTGTAGTGTAGCTTTAGTAATCTGATAACCTGCATTCTCATTACCTAAGAAATACCAGTTAATCTTCTTGCCTACTTCATCATTCTTAAAGTACCATCCATCTTCAGAACCATTAGGCTCTTCTAATCCTTGTGCACCATCAGCATATACAGCTCCGTTGTTGTTAAGTAGTATAGATGTACTATCATACTCTATTAAAGCACCCGCATAAGGCTTATGTTGCCAATCAGTACCATCAAAGATAACCTCGTCACCATTAATGAAGTCTACATCTCCTGCACCTAAGTCGTGAGTACCTTGTGCTATTACATTATAGAAGTCTCCTGCGTTGAATATAGCGGTATTAGTTGTGATATCAGGAGTGTTGGTAGATGCATCCCAAATACCCTTATAAGTTACCCCTGTACCTATCGTTACATTACCCTTTAAGGTGATATAGTCTGCTACAGCTTGAGCATCTGCAAATCCATTATTATCCTCATCAAGAAACTCTGTGTATTCTATTCTAAAGAACTCGTATTGGGTTGCTCCTGCTTCAGCAGTTTTAATATCATTTTTTATATTTACTAAGGTGTTATCTGTTGAATCTACTTCACCTGATAGACAAGAATTCCAATAGGTCGGATTACTACTACCGTAGAAGTTTATACAGTTACCTTCGTTATTTCTTACAATTTTTATAGCCATAAAATTATCTTATAATAGTTATTAGTAGTCCTAAAGGTTGTACTATCACAGGGTTGTCTGACTTGATAGCAGGTAACGTAAGTGCATTGATGTCTTCGTCTGAAGTAATCCAAGCACTAATTTCCACCCTATTTAGGTATGTTTTAGCAACAGAACCTGCTCCGAAGAATATAGGCTGTGCTGTTAACGGGAAGGTAAACGTAATATCATCGTTATCATCCCTGTTAGAATACCATAATGCTGGCTCTACAGTTGTGTTAGATATCTGAGGTATGATGTTAAAGTCAAATCTTACTCTTAATTGGTCTCCTACCTTTATTTCATTTAGCTTTATTCTACCTGTAGAACCCTCAAAACCTGTTCCACTTGACGTAGGGTAGTTAGTATCATAATCATAGTCATAATCTACTAAGGTAGTCACACCATAAGGTAGGTGTTCTCCTTCAAAAAGACCTATTCCTCCTTGACCTGTAGGTGCAGGGCTAGTCCAATAAGGATTATCTACTGCTTCGTGTACAGCTCTATCAAGGCTAAATACCTTAAATGTTCCTGCATTTACGTCAGCTTGTGTGTAGTTAATACCTGCTCCTGCTTGCCATACATAATTGTTAGATGTAGGTTTGCCTGCAAAAGCTCCTGTATGAGAGTAGCCTGATCTGCCATCATCATATTCATTAGCCCCACCTACGGGGCTAGACTTTCCCAGATTATTATCTAAAAGATCACTTAATACACTAAATGATGTGAAAGCTACGCCAGCATCATCTAATAATTCATTAAATCTAAACTCAGATTTATTACCAGCTTTAATACCAAAAGATTTATTAATACCAGTAAACCTAATTAAAGGATTATCTGTTAATTCATCAAATGGTTCATAATCAGCATCCCTTAAAGGATGTCGAGCATGTTCTGATTGGTCAGTTTCATTTAATATTACTAAAAAATTTCCTGATATTTTTATTCTATACATATTATACTTTTAATTTTATTATTGGATTTATAATATAAGGTATTTTTTTGTTTATTTAAAATAGTACATACTTAATACGATTAATACCATTGCATAACCTTGCCACTTAACTACTATAGGTTTAGGGTTGAAAATTATTTTTTGAAAATGTAAATATTCAGTTGGAATCATTGCCCAATTTATGAAATCTTTTATTTTTGCTTTACTTTCTAAATAGAAAACAAGTTTAGGTAAGGATTTTTGAACTCCAGGATACCAATACTTGAAATATCCTTTCTTATCTATTAAGTCTGGTAAATTTCCAAATACACTACCTAGAAACACTTTATAAGCTTCATCTACTCCCCCATAAAAATAACTCGCAATAAACAAAATTATAGTAGGAAGTACATCAAAAAGTATTCTTTGTTTAGTAGTTTTTAAACCATTTTCATTTACATAGTCAGCTACTAAATGACTAGTAAAAGCAAGTAGGCAACCTAATGGATTGCCACCTGCTAGTTTAATCATTGAATAACCTATTACTGTGTGTGGAGTAGCGTTCATAGTTTGTTTATTTTTATATTTGATTTGTTTTAATGGGTAGTTTTACCCACCCGTTTTTTTAATTTACTTAATCCTACTGCTGCTTGTGGGTTACTGTACATATTTTGATTGTTTGTTTTTTTTAACCTAAAAGTAAACCAGCGTTTTTCATTTTAGTTTTTAAATCTCTCAACTCTGTTATGATAGAATTTACTTGCGTTGCATCATAAGTACCACTTGCTGTTGTTGCAACTTCAGCAACTTCACTTGCTTGCAAAATAGTGTCTGTTTTAAACGCTATACTCATTCTTCCAGAAAAAGGCATTGTTGCTCCAGAACCTACAACTATCCGTAAAATATTTCTATTGTAATTTCTATTAAAAACAGTATTTAACTTAACTATTCTCAATACATCTGTGTTTGGTAAAGTGTCATTTAATGTAACTCCTCCAACAGTAGAACCAGAAGTTTCATCCTCTGTTGAATAACCTATATTTAGTAAGCTAGAACCTACTATATTTAACCCAGTATAATATACAGATACAGAAGTATAAGTGTTTGAAGGAATTTCAGTTATATCTATAAAGTTATCACCTACGGCTAATGTAGATAAATCAACTTCGTAAAAAATTGAACCAGCAATGTTACCAACTAGCAATTCTTTATCATTTCCAGTGGGTGCATCATTGTCTTTAATAACACTGTTTTTGCCTAAATATCGTAAAGCGGTTATTGAATTAATACTTGACCGTTCCCTCAATAAATTATCTGCTTTTATTAATGTGTTATTTTTTATACTAAAATTATTTAATATATGACCTTCGTTAGAATCATACAAAGATAAAAACCAAGCTCTATTATCTGAATTAGAAATTCTGAAATTATTATTTGATATATTTATATCTTCTGATTCTACCAAAGGTAAACTATAAGACTCTAAAACAAAGTATAAACAGTTTGTTAATAATGGAAAACTATCATCCCCTAACAGGTTAATGTCGTTATTTGTTACACTTAAATTTTTAAAGTATTGTATATTTTGAAAAGCTATCCCCACAAATAATGAAGAGTAACTTAAAACAAAATCAATTACACTAGCAGTTTCGATGAAGTTTCCATCTACAACGCAATTTTCAGAATCTAAATATAAACCATCATAAGTAACATCATGCTCACTATTCACTTCCGAAATATTAGTGAGATTTATAACTCGTGAAAAATTAAACTTTAAAATTCTGTTGTTTTGAACAATAGTATTTAAACATATTGGGGTTTCTATGGCTATATTGGTAGCTCCAATAATGTCGTTGTTACTAATGTTATTTGTCATTGATGAAAACACCTTTATACCACCTTGATTAGGTATAGTGTTATCTGTAAAATAAATTTTATTGTTTGTTACAGAAACTTTATCACTTTTGGGGTATTGAGTTCTTGACCCAGATTTAAAAACAGTTGCTCCACCTTTAACCATTATTACCGATTCAGTACCCCCACAATCAGTAATTATATTTCCATCTATTAAACATTTTTCTGCTTTAACATAAACAGCTCCAGCGTGACCATCATTTTCATCTTTATTTGTTTTAGAGATATTTGAAAATACATTATTAGTAATAATCACCTCTGAACACCCAGTAACTGTAACACCATTAACGATAGACCTTGTGCCTATCGGTGAGTTTGCTACATAGTTATCAATTATATTATTAGAAACAACACAACGCTTTGCTGCTGCCCTATATGCTGCAAATGTGTCATAATCAGCATTATTATCTGGCAAATCTGATTCCCCTACTCTGATTGCTGATTGATAGCCATACGCTGTGCCATTTATGAAAATGTTGCTATTTATTACGGAGTTCTTCACCAAGGAAAATAAGTTTAAGCCACCCCCATAATTTTCAAACCTATTACCAGTAGCGATAAGACTGTTTAAAATAGAGTTTCTATTGCTTTTCCAAGAAGTAGCCCCAACACCATTTATTATATTATTTAATTTATTATCACTAAAATCTATAAAATCAATAGTTGAATCTGTATATAAAACATTTCTAATATTTGAAAAATTAATGCCTTTAATATAAATTTTATTTATAGTGTTTGTCGTGCCTCTTAAATCTATAAAGTCTGTTGCAATATCAGTTTCTATAAAAGAAGTGTTTTCATAACTTGACTTAATAGCTAAATTTCCTACTAAATCTCTAATATATACACCACTTAAATTTGGCTCTTTGAATGTTGTATTATTACAATGAAAAGTGCCATTTTCTAATTTACCACCATTAAACTTTAGTGTTACGTTTGTAGGTAAAGAGATTGTTGAACCACCTAAATCGTGAAAATGTCTAATTTCCCAAATTGAATTATCATATCCAACTGGAATATCAGTAAAATCAAAGTCACTTCTTATAATTTTATAACCTAAAGAATCAACCGTTTTATCTCTATCTGATAACAATAAGCCACTTCCCTCAACTTTTATATCTTCTGTGTCTAAAATAGTAGAAATATAATCCATTTTTAACCAAAAACCTTGTGTATTAACTCCTTTGTCAAACGGCTCATATTGTCCTTGAGTAGCTTCTGCTTGCCAAATATATTCTACATTAGTTTCTTTAACATAATGTCTTTCTTGATCTGTTAACAATAAATAGTTTAAATTAGTTAAATCTGTTATTGTATTTAGAGGTTCTTTGTAATGAGATGAATCAATAGAAATAACTTCACCACTACAATCTCTTGCTGCTAATGTTAATTCTACTAATAAATCTAAATCATTAGCACTTAGTTTCATACCAGCTTCAAACTTCATTTTTAATTCAGAAGCTACTTGGTTTATTTCGTCGCAAGTCATTGCCATATTAATTTTATTTATATTTATATTAACAGAATGTAGGTGTAGAATGGTGAGTTCTATTTAATTGTATAGAGTTACCTCCCACTGTACTAATAGTTATAGAAGATGAACCAGATCCATCTCCAGGTTCAGCATCTAATATTAAACCATAACTAGTTGTAGTACTAATAACTTGTTCTACCACATCTACTAATGGTATTATATCGGCAGTTATTCCACTACTATTTACACCCACATAGTTTGCAGAACCTGTTTTAATTACACTTACAGTTCGTGTTTCTCCTGCAGGTACAGTTACTCTAACAACCATTCCTGAGTCACACGCTGTACTTACGGTAGCTGTAGTTATTTGAGAATCTATATTTACATTTTCATTTATATTTATTGTAAAAGTTGCCATTATCCTACAAAAGTATTAGAACCTGCATCAGATATTTGAAATGTGAATGTCTCTACATCAGCATCATCATTAACTTGAGAAGCAATAAATTGTAATGCTCCAGATGTTATACTTGTAGCTCCTGTAAAAGGTATTATTTGATTTACAGTAACATCGACATTGTTAAATTTAAGAGTACCATCTGTAGGTAAAGTTAAAACTTTAAGATTTGCAGCAGCATCACCTTCTGGATCACTATAAGCTGGGGTTGTATTAGTTGTAAAATCTGCTGGTGAAAAAGTATATGTAGCAGCATTTTCAATTGTTACTGAGTTATCTCCCACTGCTGTTGGAGGTAAATTTACGTACTCATTTATATTAAATGTAAATGTAGCCATGTTACTAAAATATTTATTTAAATTATTATTACTTGTTTGAAATGTAAAATTTTGTGTAAAAGAATTAATATAACCATTTAATATATATATAAGTTTACTTATATCTTTTAAATCAAATTCAAAATCATTTGTTATTGAAATATTATTAAATTTTATAACACCTTCATTAGGAAGACTTACTATACGAGTTGTATTAAACGTGCTTCCATCTGAAGTTGTAAAGTTTTTAGTAAAATCCCCTAATACAAATTGGTAATCTCCTTCTATGTACTTACTATTACTATCTACGCTAGGAATTATATTTTTTATTCCTAATGGTAAATTATTACAAGAGTCTTTTTGTCCTACTATACTATTAAATGATTTTATATCTCCCTCGCACATTGTTGTATCGTATATAGTTATATAAAGTATCTAAACATTGTTTTTCTTCAAAAGTAATACTTCCTAAATTAGTTAATAATTCATTTACAATATTTAATAAATAAATATTTTTTAAATTCATCTCACCATATTGTTTAGCATAATTTATTGCGTTAATAGAATTTGCTACTAATATTTTTCCATTTTTAATTTCGTCCATTATATTAGTATTATATTATCATCTAAAATGCCAAAATTTAAACCTGTTTTAAAAGTAGGTGTATTAAGATCATTACAGCTAATACAATTTGTATTAGATTTACATAACTTACGTAAATTATTTAATATATCAATTGCTTCTTGATAATAACCAAATTTAATTGATATACACAAGGCATCCATTAAAACTTTAACGTTTATTATATTTGTTATTTTATCACTATTAATTACATCATCTGTATTATAGTTTATTTTTAAAATATCTTCTAATAAACATTCCTGAAAATATCCTAAATTAGCAACAACCCCTAATGAAATAAGTTCGTCATAATCTACACAAGCATTCCCTATAGATACTACGTTAGTTGCTGTAAATTCAATAAAATAAATACCGTCAAAAGTACCTGTTTCACCTATATCCCCTATATTAATAGAAAATACTTCTTTGTTATTAATACCTTCAAGTTTACTAGATATATCAATAGCTTTTGTATAATCTTTAAATGTAGAATCTGTCCATAATTTAGCAGAATCAATAGTATTACCCACTGAAGTTTCTACAGATACATTTATAGTAGATCTATCATTTGTTATTTTTAATATATTTATTGATATCATATTTTTTGAAATAAAAAAAGGGGAAGAGTTTCAAGACTCAACCCCTTAGATTAATTATTTTTAATTATTTTGATTAAGCTACTGCTAAATCTGCTGGTACATTACCTGCTCCTAAAACAGTTCTTAAATCAGCTAATACAGCGTTTGTAGCAGCATTAGTTGCTGCATCACCTACTGTAAATTCTACAGCTACTGTAATTGATTTAGGTTGGCGTTCAACACCTGCTACAACATTTTCAGAATAGTGATTAATACTAATTACATTATATGTTTTAGATTGGTCTTGTGCGTAGTACGGAGTATTAAAATTAGCTGGATAACCAGTGTCTCTATATACTTCATATTTATAACCTTTAGTAAACCACTCATAATTAGCAATTCCTTTACCAGTACCTACACCTGCGCTTTGTGCAGTTGTAACAGCTACTGATAAATCACTATAACTAGTTGTGTTTCCTGTAGCTGGGTTAGGTGTATTACCTTTAATGTAAGCTTGTACATCAAATTGTAATGGATCAGCAATATCTTTTGCTGGATCACTAGCTTTTAATACCTCAGTTACTGTAATAGTTGTACCTACTCTAGCTAAAGTAAAATTGTTAGTACCTTCTTTTTCTTGTGCTTTATTAATATTAGCTATAATACCATCCATTATGATATTATTAGTAATACCTGTTACATCATCGCCAGTTACATAAAAACCTTGAATAACCCTAAAGTTTTCAGTAGATAATGAACCACCATCTTCAGTAATTCTAATTAACACTTCGTAAGTTGTATTAGCTCTAGGTCCTACTGTAAATCCACTTACTGTAACTACTTTAGCTACAGCAGGGCTATAAGCTGCTAGTGTAACACTATTTACTTGTCCTGGTTTAACTACGTCTGTGAATTCGTAATTTAAATTCTTAGCGGAGTCTCCACTAGTCTTTTGTAATATGTTGAACGGCACACCTACTGCAGGTGCTCCACCATTCTTTGATAATACTTTAATTTCTTTATCAGATGCTGATGCGATAAAAGTAGGTACTGTAGTCTCTGCCGCTACTGCATTACCAACGATTAATTCACCTACTTGATTTGGTCCAAATACTGCCATTTGTTTTAATTTAGTTTAAAAATTGTTTACTCGTCTCTTAAATTTGTTTGAATCTTATTTTGTAAATTAGATTCTTTGTAATCTCTAACTGCTAATTCTACAGCTCTATTAATTATTTCATCGTGAATACTCTCATCTAACTCACTTGTTTGTTCGTCAGTTTGACTATCTATAGATAATCCCATTCCTACAAAATCCCCTAAAACTAATGAGGTTAATATTATAGGTGATGGAAATTTTATATACCTTAACTGATATTTTTTAATATCATACTTGGATATTAGTTCCACATTATCAATATTATTTTGCTTACTATAATCCAATCTCCATACCACATTTTCATCTGGTTTTTTAAAAGGATTTTTAATTTGCACATTATATTCATCATGTGTCTTAGGAATCACTTTAACAACTTTATTATCTATACAAGTATCAGTAGTTGAACTAAAAATAACTTGCTCTTGAATTGCTAAAAATAAATCATTGGGTAATTCATAAAACTTAGACATATTTGATAAACCAATATTAGAAACTAGTAACGTATTTGTTTCATAATTTCTAATTAATTCTTTCAAATCAACCCTTCGCTTCTCATTACCTTCAAATGAAGCTTGATACTTATTCTGATTTAAATAATGATTCTTAACTATCTCAAGTTGAGCTTTTGTTAAGTAAACAGATTTTTCATATAAGTCCAAACCTGGAGCACTTTTACTTGCTATATTATCATATAATATGTCAAACGTATTTGAAAATTCTGTAGTAGTCATCTATTATTCAGCGTTTTTAATTTTAGCTTCCACTAAAGATCTAACTTCTTGATTTCTATCATTATCTAAATACTTAACAGCATTATCAAAAGTTGGATTTTCATCTGCCTCGCATAATGATAAACCATCTACAGTACTGTATTTATTAGATCTTTTTAGTATAACACCAGCATCAACCCCTCTATGAATTAAAATCTTAGTATTAAATGAAGTGTCTTTAACTAACTCAACAAATTTTCTTGGTGAATTATCAATAAACTCTTCAACTTGACCTTGAATCCAATCTAATTTAGAACCTTTTGATAAAGGTTTATTAGTGATTAACTTTAAGATTCCAAGTAATTGTTCTTTATCATCTTCTACTTTACCATATAGTTTAAAGGCTTCTTTCTTAGCATCGTACTTTCTCTTAGTCTCTTTAAACTCTTCTCCTTCAGCAACTATAACAAACTGATAACTTTGCTTGTCATTTCGTTGTGCCCATGAAGGTGCCACATGATCTTTTAAAGCTTTTAATAATCTAACTTGAATAAACTCCATTGGTCTACTCATATCAAATACATTATCTTCTTTTCTAAGTGTAACATAAAAGTCTCTCCAAAAATCACTATAGATAGATAAATTAGCACCTCTCAATGCATCAGAACCTTCTAAATAATCTTTTTCTTCTTTAGTTAATATATTAGCCAATCCTCCATTACGTTGTAGTGGTACTGTAAAACGCTTAGTGGAATTAATTAACATTCCTCCTGAAATAACATGATCATTAGTGATATGCTCACCTGCTGCCATTCCCTTACGTCTTTTAATATATTTAACTGTTACTTTTGTATCTGGTAATGTAAAACTTGTTTCTTTAACTACTCCCATTGTTAAAATTTTAATTGTAAAAAAAGGGGTGTTTAAGACACACCCCTATTAAGCCTTTAATATACTATCCTAATATTGAAGGGATTAATGTTGCAGTTCTAGAAGGATCTTTTACCATCGCTCCAGTCATGCACATTGCTGTAATAACAGCAGAATCTTCCATATGATTCATAACTCCACCTCTACGACCCGTAAACGGATCTCTAATACCAGCTTTATAACCTCTTAATTCATCTTCACCACGAACTTTAATCTTTTGGATATTTGGTTCATCGCTAGATCCGATATATAAAATATCATATCTGTAAGATTCAGCTACACCTCCATCTGGATGCAATAACTTATTTCTTACTTTGTCATCATACATAGGATCAACCTCGATAGATACACTTACATTATTAGGTGCTGTCCATTCAGTGAATTGGAATCCAGTTTTAAATGCATTTGAATGAAACTTAGAACTAACCTTTTGCGTTACAGCAGGGTTATTTTGTGTTAAGTTAATCCATCCTGATGCTTCAGCAGTTACAGCTCTGTGAAATTGTGCTGCACCTCTTTCTCCTGTACGCAACATAAATTTACGTTCTGAGAAATCTAGTTTACCTTCAGATAACTCATAAAGCATATCTTCTAGTAATCTAATTGAGAATCTATTGTAATAAGTAGTATTACTTACTTCAATTTGCTCTCTAATTCCAGAACCTGCTTTAATTTCAATATTTGATTTTCCTTTGTTTAAGAATCCACCATTTTCAGCACGATTTGTTTTACCAAACATCAATGTTCTAGATTTAATTCTAGATAATGCTTTTTCAAACTGCCAGTGTACTTCTTGCATCCATGTATTAGATGAATGTACTTTACCGCTATTAGGATCTCTTGTCTCAATACCTGCAAAATAAACTGGTTCAACTTTACAATCAATCATTGCTCCAGAAACTTTATGTTCAAAACGTAAGTTAGAAACACTATTTCTCATTAAGTAAGGAGATGTAAATTGAATTCCAGCACCTTCAATAGAAAGTTCGTCTTCAACATAAGCAGATTCAATAGAGAATCTATTGTTTGCTACTAATTCAGAACCAGGAATACCCGCTAATGATTCTTGTCCACCCCATGCTTCACATGTGTACACATATCTATTAGGAGCTTCTGCAACAGGCTCTTCTAAAATTCTAATTTGATAGATATCTGGATGAATACCAGAAATTACATGAACTTTAGTAAACCACTTTTCAGCGAATACTAGTTCAAATGTTGTTCTACCTGCTCCAATTCCTGTGTCACCATCAGTAACAACAGCTCCGTTATAACGTGCTTCAGTTAATGGAATATTTCTTTCATCACTTCCAACTAACTTCCAAACGAAATCATCGCTTGATTCTAATACTTTCTCAGGAAATAAAGATAACGAAGTATCTAAATTTTTCATTCCTGCGGATTGAAGTAATACAGTAGTTACCTTTGATGCCAACTGCGGTCTACTTCCAAAAATAGCCCCAATATGGTTTTTTAATGTTAGCCCCGACCAGTGTTTACCCTTTGTGACAACGAATTTACCTACACTCATAATTTATATTTAGTTTATTTATTTTCTAGTTATTTAATTACCAAAATGTAATTCAGCCCCTAGACCATCGCTGTAACTTTCACTATCTTTTAAATAAGAAGGTGCTTCTGCGTTATTTATACTATTGTTTCTTAAAGCTCTTTCCATATCTTGTATAGCACTAGATTTAGCTGATGCTGTAAATTTAGAAAAATCTTCAAATCCTTTGGTCATCTCATAAACATAATATAACTTAGTATCAAAATCTACTGGATCTTCTCTTCGCTGTTTCATTAATGCGTTCTCAGATTCACCTGTTGGAGATTTACCAACTATTTTAGTCATACTATTATAGACTTTATCTTGAAAGCCTTTGTTTATGGGTTGCCCTTTAATTAATTCTTTTGTATCGTATACAGATTTTTTTAATTTCTGTTCAACATCTTGTTGTTGTTTTTCTATTAAAGCATTTTGTTCAGCAATAGCTTCAGCTTGTTGGTCTAAAGTAGCTTTATTAAAACTTTTTACGTTTGCTAAAGATTCTGTAGCATCCTCAATAATACTATCATCTCCTAAATCAGAAAGACGTTCTATTAATTTAGATGCTTTACTTTCACTTATACCATTATTGATATAATCTTGAAAAATTACTTTTTTACTTAATTCAATATCATTAGATAAAGAGTCTTCTGTAATATTATTTAAAGCATCTGCCGTAGTTCTATATGCATTATATTCATCTACAGAAATTCCTTTATTAATATATTCATAACCCTCTTCCCCAATTTTATCAATAATTGTAGATTTTGCTAAGTTTTCAGCCTCTGCTTTCATAGCATTTGCTAAATCATCAACACTCTCTATTTTATTTTCAGCGATATCCAGAGAAGGTAGTAAACCTTGTTCTTGAAGAACAGTGGCTACGGAAGAAAATAAGTTGGGAGAATCATTACCCTCACTACCTTCATCCTGGTCATCTTCCTCAGCTACGCTCTCTGAATCAGAATCCTGATCCTCACTTTGGTTATTTTGTTCATCATTTGATTCTTGCGAATCATCATCAGCATCATTTTGTGCTTCTGAGTTATCTTGAAAATCTTCTAATCCATCAAGGTTTAATTCTAATCCTTGCTCTCCAAAAAGATCCATTTCTAAATTGTCATCGTCCATATTTCTCCCAAATTTTATAACGAGCACTCAATATAATAACTTTTCTAGTTAAAGTCAAATTATATATAGAACTCATATAGCTTTATTTAGACGGCTTATTAGCTGCCTTTTTAAGTTGTTTTTCCTTTAACTTTACATTATCACTGTGTTTCTCCATATCGTTATGTAAAGATTTTATTTTAACCATTAGGTCATTACTTGAATTAGTTCTATCATTTTGAAACTTTCTTTCTTCTAAATTAAGTTTTTCAGCATCTAAACCATCACCATCATTATTTAAATCCGTATCTAAACCATCTTGTGACATTTGAGCTATTTGTAACTTAGTTTCATTATCTCTAATATTAATAGTTTCTTCAAGTTTCATTTTAGCTTGTTCAAGTTGTAATTCTTGAGCTTGTTGTTGTTCAGCAAGTTTAGCTTGTTGTTGAGAAGCTTCTGAATTCTTTTGATGTAAATCATCTTCAGCAATTTCAATCTTACGTCTCATATCAGCTAATGAAGGGCTAAAATAAATATCCATTATAGTAGATAAATTACCACCATTCTGTAAGAAAGATTGTGCATAACCTTTTATAGTTTGCTCCATTTCTTGTGTCTTACTAGAGTTAGTTGCTACAACACCATAATCAGCTTCACAGAATACATCACCATCAACATTTAAAGTTTGTATAGTTTGATCATCTAATATATACTGTACTTTAGGATTTTTACCTTTAAGGGCTATTTTAGCAGTTTCTAAAAATGCAGTTAATACTCTTAACTTAACATTCTCATGTTGCATAAACCAATGTTCAGTAATATGACTTGATTGATTAACAGCTCTTTCAACACCACCTACAGTTTCTCTATTAGATATTTGTCCTTGACGTTGTTGTGATACACCTACAATTTCACCCATCTCCATCTTAATAAACTCTAAGAGTTGGATTTGTTGTTGAATATAATTACCAGATTCCATGTCAATAGATCTACCACCTTGAGTATTAAACGATCCAGCTAATTTACCTGTAGAAGCACCATGATTTCCTTCTTTAAAACTATCTACAATAGCTATCTTATTAACAATAGCAAAGTGCATCCATTTTTCAACTTCCCAGTTATCAGGTATTTTAGATATATCTAATTCAAATATCTTACCATAGTTAGTAGCAATAGCTTTGTTTAATCTATCCCATATAGCATCATATAAATATTGATAGTTTTTACATCTATCCATTAATGAAATACCTTTACCTTGGTTAGTGTTATACACTTGTCCAATAATTCCAGCATGACATTGAGATTTATTATTCAATCTGTTAAATTGAACTTCTTTAGGTCTCATTTGAATATAAATATCCTTACCTATTTTAGTACCTTCCCATATTTCATTAACCCATAAATCAGTAACTTCTTCGCCTAAATCTTTGTTAGGAATATATTCCTCAGACATAAATTTAAACTGAGTTTCACCTTCCTCATCATAGAACTTAACTTTCTTAATTTTTTTATAACTTCTCCAGTAAACTCTTAATACTCTAATATTACCATCAGGATCTGTATAATCTCTACTAAAGTTATGACCATTAATTTCAGCAATCCCTAAAAAGTCTTCAACTGAATCACGTAATAGAACATGGTTATTATCGTCATCACTATAACCTCCTTTAGAAGATCTACCTCCATATTCCATAATAACATCAATCTCTTTAGGCTTTATTTCACCATAAAAAGTATCCACTATTTTAGCAGGAGACCAATGATCTTCTATAACAATTATACTAGAGTCTTCAATTCTATTAGAGTTACCATTACGCACAGCCCTTACCTTTAATGGGTTAAGCTTTTCAAGCACAGGTTCATCAGCAACTATATCTACTTGATAGATTTCTTCTGCCATTATCATAGCATCTTTAAATCCATTATTAAATTTATAAGCAAACTGTTGTTCTTCCCAATAATGTTTAAGAATTTGATTAGCCATCTTTTCTCTAACATCTTGCCACTCATACTTCATATACTTCTCAAGATCTTTCATTTTCATTTCAAGTTCTTGTTCTGAGTAATTACCTTGTATAAATTGCGTAATCTTTTGAGTTAAAACATTCTTTCTATCATTTTCTTTAGCTGTTATGGCATTAGGATTAGTTACTACAACAGACCAATCAAATCTACGTTTAATCTCTTCACCTACTAATAAGTCTATCTTAGGTACTGCAATAGGATGATGTGGTATTGCTTTAGGTATAAAATCGGCATCAATCCCATAAGGATTAACTACTTCTTTCATATCATTGACATTTATAATACCATTATATAAATTAAGATTTATTACTCTATTTCTTAAAGATTGTCTAACCCCTTCATTATGATATAAAGAATTAACATCTCCGTGATCTACATTATTTTTTCTCCACTCTTTTCCCTTCTTAGAAAAACTAAGACGTTGAGGCGGTGTTTTTACATTCTGAAATGTTCCCATATTTAATATAATTATAAGCGTTCAATATACAAGAATTAGGTATTTTATCCAAAACATACATCGAACGCATATAGCTTTTTACTTTATTAATTTATCTAAACCCATACCACCTTTATAATTCTTATTAAAATAAGGATCATTAGCTAAAGTATTAACCTTTTTATATTGATTATCTTTAGCTGTTACAGTACGTTTTAGTCTATCTTCTCTTAGTATAAATAACATACCTGCTGCAGATACCCTATCAAAGTTACCATCAGGATTCCAATATATTAGCTCTTCAATATAACCAATAGATCTTAATCTATGTATATTTAGTCGCTTATCATCAGCTCCTTCTTCTTTACTTACTTTGGCTAATAACCAATCTACTTGTAATAATCTAGCCCAACTGTTTAATCTAGCGTTTGCGTTAGTTCCTTTTGCTTTATTTCCATATACATTAGTTGCTTTAGTTAACTCCATATCACGAATGATTTGAGGAGTATCACTTAATAAATAAAGTGCATTCTTATTGTCAAAATAACTAAATAAACCTTTTAAGTTGTTCTCATAGTTAGCTTGAGCATTATAAAATATTAATAACTTTAATGTTATTTCATAAGCATCTTTAGCAGTTCTAGGTCTTCCAGTATATTCAGCAACTATTCTATCAGTAAATGTATCCATTACTAACATTGAGAATAATGAGTTACCTGTATCAGCATCAATAGGGTCAATACCTGCAATATATCTACCACTAGCTATTTCTCCCCTACCATTCTTTTTAGGCATTTCAAATATCTCTACAGCACCTCGTTTATTAGCTGGTACATTAGAATATGATCTAATTGGATATAAACTTGGATTAGGAGTCCATTTAACCCCACCATCATTTTTATATGTTAAATCACCTACATAATGTTCGGCTAAGAAAGATTCTTTGCGTGGAAATATATCTTCTAAATAATCCTTCAAATCAGCTACAGGGAATATAGTACCATCAACTCTTAATACAGCTTCTTGAGGTGTTATACATTCTTCAGCTTTCTTTTGTGTAATAGCTTTTGGATCTGATGAATTATATTTTACTAAAAATCTATCTTGTAATATTTCTATTAACGCTTTTACAACATCAGATTCTCCAACAGATTCATCATAACATTTATTACGATTTATATAAGCACCCCAAAAGTAACCACAGTTTGTAACACCTTTAACATTCTTATCAAACGCATTAGGTATGGAATATATATTATATGCATCAGCTTTATAGAATAACTTTTCAGATCCTTCAAATGAAGCCCCTTCAGTTCCTCCAGTTCCACCAGCAAGCATAAATCCAAATGATACATCTCCATCCTCAACAGCCTTTCTATTTACGTTCCAAGCTGTTTCTAAGTTAGGAAATAAACCGTCTTCTTCATAATGAATTAAAGGTCCACGAATACCCCTTGCTTTTTCAGGATTATCTTTTAATGATATACCAAATACAGATGATAATAATCCTCTACGTACACCATAATCATCTAAATAACCTAACTGAATTTCCATCCCTTTCTTACTATCTGTAAGTCTAAGTTTAGCAAAAGGTGTATTATCAGCTATCCAATCTAAACAATCCATTACTTTACCAAAAATTCCTTTATCTCCTTGCAAAAAGGATTTCTCTGAAGCTAAATGAAAGTTAGGATTACCTGAACCTGGGTATATATACATATTTCTTGGGCTCCAAGAAGCACATTTAAAACTAAACCCAATTCCCCTACATTTTAATAGTTTACCATGTTTACCATTAGTTTTAGCTTGCTCTATATAATGATGAAATAAATAGTCTCCAGACCAAGGTTTAGGAAATTCTCTAACCCGCTTACCTTTACTCTTTTTATTATCACTACTATTAGTTTTATCTTCTTTAACTAACCATATAGGACTATAGTTCCAGTAAAAATATAATTCTCCTGGTATCCATTCACCATCAGATTCCCTAGTTAAACCATGTTCCCATCTATACAACTCTTGTTTCCAAAAAGCAGCATATTCTGATTTAGGGTTTGAATTAACAGGTATATTAGTATATTTACCATTTTTTTCAAAGAATAAAGCTTTCTCTCTAAAAAAATCTATATCTTCTAATATATGAGGTTTAGTTAAGTCTACAGTTATACGACCATTACTATTACGAGGTTTATCTCTAGCATAACCACGAACAGTTTCATCTGATATCATATGTTCTATAAATGATACTGTAGAAATATATTCTTCTAAATCATTCCATACTTCCTTATGTAAAGAATCTTTTAATTCTTGTGTTATAGGTGTTTGATATTTGTTTAACTTTAAACTTAATAAATCTACCATAAATGTTCATTTAATACAACTGCTTTAGTTCCTAATATAGTTAATGCTACAGATGCTGCATTTTCTAAAGCACATCTAGTTACTTTAGTAGGATCAACTACTGTGTAATCATCAAATATAAAAGGATTAACTTTAGCACCATTTTCATTAATAGTCTTATTAGGAGCTCTAAGAGCTTGTAATATTAAATGTAGTGATTTACTACTGTCAATATCTAAAGTGTCTGCAATCTTATATAAAGCTACTCCACCACCCTCTAAGACACCTTCTTCTAGTGCTGATGATACTGCATACACAGCATCTTCAATTCTATCATAACGTTCTTTCATTTCAATCTCAGACTTAGCACCTACTTTAATAATAGATACTTTTCCATTAAGATTATCAATTCTTTCTAATAAAATCTTTTTATCATAACCTCCTAAATTAGGTTGTTTACTTAATGTAAAGAGGTTGGTAATTCTTTGCTCAATATCAATATCATCATATGGAATTAATACCGTTTCATTAGATTTAGCTGTTACACTTTTAATTCTACCTAATCGCTCTACTTCAACCATTTTAGAAAGATCATCTATAATAATACTATCAGTAAGATCACTTAAATCTTTTATATACTCATTTCTATAGTTAGCGTAACCAGGTGTTTTAACTGCCAGTATTTTTAAAGCATTATTAATATGATTAGTCTCCAGCATATGTAAAGCATCATCACTAATAAACTCTGTTATTATTAATAGTGGTTTTTCTTCTTTATTACAATAAGTTAATACTTTCTTTAAGTTATCTAATTTATCTAACTTACAACCAAGTAATAATACAGCAGCATCATTAATCTCAGCAGTATTTTTAGCTTCATTAGTTATAAACTTCTTACTAAAGTATGTTACAGGATATGTTACACCTGTTATTAACTCTAAACTATCTTTAATAGCTTTACCTTCTTCAACTTTAACTACTGTGGAATGATTAAATGCTACTTGTATTAATTCTCCTATTTCACGATCATTATTAGCAGATACAGTAGCTACATCTACAATATCATCAGCAGTAATTGTAGTAGAGGCATCTTTAATGAGATTTAATACTTTTGGTAATAATGTAGAATAAATTTCTTTAATATCATTATAAGTACCACCATCGTTTAAAAACTTAATACCGTTAGTTATAAGTGCTTGAGCTAATACAATACTTGTTGTAGTACCATCACCAGCTTCATCAGCAGTCTTCTTAGCTACTTCTTTAATCATTGTAACACCTATATTTTCTACAGGGTCTTTAAGATTAATATAGTTAGATACTGATACACCATCTTTAGTAGCATAAGGTTTACCATATTCATCAGCTATAATAACTGTATTACCACTCGGTCCTAAAGTTACTTTAACTGTATTAGCTAGTTTATCTATACCACCTAGTAATTTAGTTAATACTTCTTTATTTGATATAATTTCTTCCATTATATTTTTGTTAATTGTAATATATTTGAATTAATTCTTTTTAAAATAAGATCTTTTCTTCTAAGAAGTATTTCATTATGCATACGTCTAATTATAGCATCAGTTAAAAACTTATGAGCTATTTTATGGTCATAATGATCATAAATTATAACCTCATCAGTTGTTGTAAATAACTTATCTATATAAAATTGAACTAACCTAGTAGTTCTACCCGTTCCTCTATTATTTTCTTCCATATTATATACCGTCTTCAAATGTATTAAATGTTCTTACACCTTTCTTTTTACTATCAGCTTCCTCTTGCTCTATAACAACTTCCTTATAAGCTGCTTTTAAATCACGCATTAAATTAGGCATCTTACTTACAGCCCCAGTAATCTTAGATATATCCGTAATGATTTTACCTTGAGCATCTCGTTCACCTAACAACTCTTTAGTTCTACCTAAATATTCACCAATAGCAGATGCAGATTTTAAAGTTTGTTTATATAAAGCTTCTATAATAGTACTACTACGTTCCTCATAAAGATCAATAGCAGCCTGCACATCATTATCAATTTTCCAAGTTTTAGGTAATCCAATGTCTTTCTTAATTTCTTCTGTTCGTACTTCTAAGTCAATTATATATTGATAAGTAGATTTAACATCTGTATAATGCCATATAAACTGCATCTCTAAATGAGACCTAGTTTTACCTTTAGACTTATCTCTTGTTAATAACTTCTTAAAAGCGAGAATTCCCCATGCTTGTTCAACAATGGAGAGTTCCCAATCTTTCATTTCAAATAGATTCATTTAACTAAATGCTATTAATCTTCTACTTATTACAATTTTATTTATATTATCTAAAGAGTCATAAGACTCTTCTATTTTTACTCCTGGTACAAATGTAACTGCTTCAGATACATTATCACCTTGTTGAGTTGTAACTTGAACTACACAACCTACACCAACTATTTCCATAGCTTTAGTAGATTTCATCCAACCTTCTTTTTTACTAGAGGCTTTACTTATTAATTTAAATGTATCACCATTACCCCAAAATGTAATATCAGAAACTTGGTCTTTAGCTTGATTAGCTGTTGTATTATTTAATGTTTTCTTCATAATTATTATCTATTATCTAATGCTTTAATAAATCTATCTTCAATCAATGTATACATAACCTCATCTACTTGAATAGGATCAATTTTAATCTGTACAGTCATTTGTGTTTGATCTGTATCAGAAGGTACTTTAACTGATAACTTATCTAAATCAATTATAACTTTCTGTCCTACTTCAAATGTACAATTAGCTCCTTTAGCAACTATATATTGTGTTTCAGATAATCCAGTATTAGATATAATTAATCCGTCTTCTTCTACATCAGTATTTAAAGTAATTAATACTTTATTAAATGTTGGTACTACTGGAAAACCTTCAATTACTTGGTTTACATCTTCCTGTGTCATGTGTTTTATTTCTTCCATTTATTCTTATTTAAAAATGTTGATACTCTATTTTGTGTTACTTTAACCATTCTATAATTAGTATATAATTTACCAATAAACTTATACATAAAATTAGTTTCTAACTTATTAAACTCTTCTTCATTTACTGTTTGTAGACTTAGTTTCTCTATAGTCTCTTTAGTAAACTTATAAGGAGATTCTGTTATTTCATCAAACTGTTGATCCGTTATCTCATTATCTTTAATTATATTATGTATTACAGATTTAAGCTTAGGATTTCTTCTCTTCCTCATCTACAATATTTAATTGTTTTAAAACTTTCTTTAATTCAGATTTGTTTTTAATTAAACCCCTAAATAAACTACGGTTATATTGGTCAGCTAAGAAAATAACTATAATATTATCTTCATACAATAACCTAAGTTCTTCATCATCATTTAAAGGTAAATTAAAACAGTCATCAGTTATTTGTTTAAACCCTAAACTTTCTATATCAGATTTATCTAAGTATTTAACTCTATATTTTCCTTCCGTAAAATTATACGCTACAGATGTGTCTTCAAAAACTTGGTTAAATAAAAAAATATACCATTCTTCTGAATATTTATTATAAACTTCACACTCAAACCCAACATAAAATTCAGATATATCTGGTATATAGTATTTACTTTCCATAAAAAATATTTTTAAAATTATTATCGGTTTCTCCTGATGTCCCTATTATTATTATACCTACATTATTAATACTTTTAGGTTTACAAGCATCATAAAGTTTTTTAAACTCTTCAACTTCAATATGATTTAATTCTCCCATATCAGGGTCTCCTATATGAAATAATGCATTTTCTGGACGTATCCCTCTTAAACTATCAGGTTTACTTTTAAAAGATTTTTTTATTATTACAGTTTTATTGCTTTCCATCTTCTACAATATTAAAATTAAATATTATCTTAAAATTATTACTATCAACTTCTATATTTGGTATATAAGTAGATACAATCTCATTGTCAATAACTACACCTTTCTTTCTAAGTGATGTTAATACATTCTGTAGATTAGGGTCTTTAATACCAAGTTCTTTCTTTATTAGTTGCTTGGTATCGTAATCAAAAACCATCTTCCAACATAACTTATCATTAGTTATATCCTTTCTATATTCAAAGAAATAGTATAATAATAAGCTTAGTATATTATGTTGTTGAGAAGTTAGTTTATGAAAAGGTTTAGTTATTTCTAACCACCTATAATATAAACGCTTTCTACTAACATTAATATTAGCTATCTTCCCGTTCTTCATATTCAATTGTTTTTCCTTCCATTATTTTAAGAAATTCTTCTTTAGTAATTTCTCCAACACCAGTTTTAAAATACATATTACCACTATCACTTCCAACAACTGTTAAATTATTATCATCTAATTTATCATGGAATTCAATAGTTTTAATTTTTAACATCTCTTCACATCGTTGTTTCATAATGTTATATAACTCAGGATGTTTAGAAATATAATTATCCTGAACAATACTTTGTTGTACCTTATTCATTATTTGTTATATTTATTCTTGTAATCAAATATATCTTTATGTTCTATCACTTCATTTATAGAACCACATTTCATACATAAGTTATTATCATCTTCATCTACTTTAATAAACAATGATTTACAATGTTTACAAGATACTACAGGTTCATCATCGTAGTCTATTTTAATTTTATCCATTATATTAATTATTTCTTGTTGTACTAATTCTACATATTCCGTATCAAATAATGGAAATGGAGCACCTCTATTAACTGAGGTTATATGTTTTAATTCTTTGTTAAGGTATTCTAATCTTTCCATTATTCAATTATATTTAATTGTTTTAATAATCTTTTTAACTCTGATTTATTTTTGATGTTAATATAACCTATCATATCGCACTCGTCACCCCATTTATAGATATCTAACCTGTTGTTATGAGGTGTATGCTCTAATCTATAAGGAAACATTAAGTAGTTAAATTTAACCTCGTTATGTACATTATCTAGCTTAAACCCCAAACTCTCTATATCTTCTTTATCTAAATATTTAACTCTAACCTCTTCAGTATCTACTGTATCATTAGTACCTAAAACCCTAGTAATACCTTCTTCGTAATTATATTCATATTCAAAACCAACATGAAACTCTTCAATTTCAGGTGTATAATATTTCTCCATTATTTATATATTTTTAATTCAGATCTCCATTTACCATCAACTTTATTTACAGATGGTTCAAACTGTATATTAGTATTAGTATTCTCCATAAACACCTCTAACATAGTTGTCATATCTTCTACAGCAGTTATAGCTTCAGATACTTTATTATGGTCTTCTACGTAGTTATTCATCTACAGTTATTTTATTATCAATTTTAAACTTATCCCATTCTACTTCATTAAGCATATCAGGAAACCTTTCACCATCATTACAAGACTTATCATCATAAACCTTTTTATTAGGAGCACAACCACAATACTTACAACCTTTATTAGAAACACAATCACTGCATAGAGATATTCTATACAGGATTTGTTCTTGTTTATGTCTAGGATACATACCTAGTTTATCTAAGTATAAATTATAATGTCCTCTAATGAAGCTTTTAACATTTTTAAGTGTTATCTTTTTCATCTAACTGACTTTGTTTATTAATTAATATCATCTTCTCCATAGCACCTAAAGTAATAGAAGATACCTTAGCAACTTCCTCTACAATGTTATCCTCAGTAAGTATAACACCTTCTACAGCTAATAAGCTAGATATATAATCTAACTCATTTAACTTAGCGTAAAACTCTTTCTTATGAAACTTAGCATCTTTTAATGCTTTCTTACGTTCAATCCTTTTAGCTTGTCTATTTAATCCCATTATTTATTATCTTTTTCATATTTTAATATTTCATCAATACTTTTTATAATATCTTCACCATCTCTTATATCAAATTGCATTATATTAAGACCTTCTTCTTTATCAAAAAATACTACAGTTCCAAATTCTAATTGATATCTATATACACTTTTGTGTATACAAAAACTCTTATCCCTATTATCCATCTATTAATTTTAAAAGTTCATCATAATTCTCTCTACTCATAACCACTAAGTCAGTTTCAAAATGTACAATAGAACTATCCTCTACTGGATAATCTTGAGTGTATTTAACTAAGTGATTTAAATCATCTAAAGCATCTATAATACTAAAACTTTTATTAATTTGTAAATCTACTTTATCTAATACACCATTCTTAGTCATCATTCTTCTATGACTTTTATTATGTATTTTATGTACTCTATTTGTTAGTATTTCCTTGATTCCACTCATCGTTATAATATGTAAAATTATTTAGTTGATCTTCTTTTAACATTCTCACTTACTTGTTTATAATTAGCATCTAAATGAATATTAGAAGTTAATGATTCAGTTGATCTAAAGCCCCTAATATAAATAGTAATAATATATCTATAACCAGATCCAGGTTCTTCAACATATCCAAGGAATACATCATCTTTCCTATTTTGTCTATATTTATCTAAGAATGTTTTAGATTCTAATATAAATTTTTTATAATCTTTACTTATATCCTCTTTAATACTATTATAAGTTTCTTCTATGTTTATTTTAGTCATATACTTTAATTATTTAATTCTTGTACAAAGGTACAACATTTTTTTGACATATCCTAATTATTTAGCATTTATTTTTAAATTTTTTTAAAAGGTATTTCATTTTTAGGGTCTCTAACAACTACTCCAAATTCTCTCTTACCTAATAACCAATCGTTTAATTGATCATCTGTAATATACCCTAATTTATGTTGTAAGAAGTACCCTTGAAATCTTTCAGAGTGTTCTTTCATCTCACGTTCTCTTACTAAATCATCTAATATTCTTTCTCTGTTGTAATCCATATATTTATTTTTAAATTATTTTAATAAAGCACCTAAAATAGTAAGGGTTATTTAGCAGATCTTCCCATTATTTTCCATTCATAAATTTCATTACTATTTTTAATAGGAAATTTATTTAACATTTCTGTAAAATCCATTTGTTTTTGTTTATTATATAAATCCATTAAAGAGTTTGTATACTTAAAAAAGAATTCAGGATCTTTGTTACTTATTAATTTTATCATAATCTATATTTTATTTATTAGGTGCTTCATCATAAGGATCACATCCTATAATATAACGTTCAACAACGTCTTTTACTTTAGGATAAGTCTCTTTAGATAAACCTTTCCATATAATACTTCTACCCCTAGTCTTTTCAAACTTCCACTCATCATAATTAATCCATTTAAATTCTTCCTTCATATTTATATATTTTATTATTAGGTGCTAAAGAGTTTCCCCTCCTCTTTTAAATACTCCTTCCCCTTCAGAAACGTCATAGCCCCAATTGATGGAAAGCCATTGTATGTTTGTTGTGTTTGTTATTAACACCGCAAAGGTACAATAAAAATTTGACATATGCAAGTAAAAAGTGATTTATTTTTAAAATATTTTATAATTAACTTTATTACAACAAAAAACCCATCTGTTAAGACGGGTTTAGTATTACTTTATATTAAGTTGTTTTAAGAGTATTTTTAATTCAGATTTGTTTTTAATAGTTCCTCTGAAGACTTTATAATGATCAGTGTGTTCACCATCATTTCTACTCCAATCGTGGTAGATATCAATCTCTAAACCCTTCCATTTTCTAATTCTACAATCAAGTTCTTTACTCTCAAACCATAAAGCACCTATATGTGTAAACCCCAAATCCTCTATATCAGATTTGTCTAGGTATTTGACTCTAATATCTAAATCTAACCCAGTAATATTACAAAGACCTGGTTGTGTATCAACATATACTAAATCCCAAGTTTTATCATCGTCATCATATATCTCACATTCAAACCCTACATAGAATTCTTCAATACTTGGTGTGTAATATTTATTTTTCATAATTATATTTGTTTAATATATACTTTTAATTTATTGTTTTTAGCTAATTTAATCATACTTCCAGTACCTCTAGACTTATTATCCCAGAAAGCTATTAATCTATCAGCATACTCAGCCATTTGTTTATTTCTAATAGGTCCTGCAGCATTACCATATTTATTCCAATCAGCATTAAATCTCCTAATAGGTATGTTATATTCGTTAGCGTATTGTTCACCAAGTTTATCAACACCATTAGCTCCACCACTTACAACTTCTGTAATAGTTATATTAGATTTATCTAGTAAATTATTAATAGTTGTTTTTAGGAGGTTATAATCAGTAAAGTTTCTTAAACCTGCAATTATTATTTTCATTTGCTATTGTTTTATATTTTGTAAAGGTACAATAAATTTTTTTAATATGCAAGTTTTAGAGCACTTATTTTCAAATTATTTTTAAAGAGACTTAAATTGTGTATATGTATGGCTTAATTGTGAAAAAAAAATATTTTTAAAAAATTTTTGGGAAAAAATAAAATTTAGTGAATGTGTGGACTAACCCAATACATCACCCCCTCTTCACTTCCAAATTGGGTTACCACCCCCTTTGTAAGCTTGAGGGTCACACTCTTCTTTAGTTCTGGAGGGATTAGGTTTTCTTCATTGATTAAGTGTTAATCAGTATAGTGTAAATATAGTATCATTGTTAAAATGATATAGAACTTTATTGCTTCGCTACACTTACTAATATTAGGTGCTTAATCAAATGTCATCAGCCCTATGATAATATCAGCAATGGTATTTGGTTCTACTTAAATGATGTCAACACTCAATGGTAGTTAAGAGTGTTTCTTTGAATATTAACTTAAAAATATATATAATTATGAAAACTATTACGATTACAGTTAAAGTAAATGATAACAATCATACTAATTCATCAAGAGAGATGTCATCAACCTTTGATAACACACCATTTGGTATAGCACAAGCTATGTTATTATTAGGAGATGCTATTGAAAACGCTAATCAAGATGATTTGAGTGATATAGTTGTTGAAGCTTAGAGTTATTGTGTTATAGTGAGTGTGAGCCTAGTATTTTACACTCATTATCACACAGTCGTATATCAATGCACACTATCACACAATCACGTAATTACATCGCTATAAAACATATAGCACATTTAATATAATGATAGGTAAAAATAAATAAAAAAACAGTCACTAGGTTTTGCATACTTATGTTCCTAGCTATCATTTATAATACAACAGCAACTGAACTGTACCAAATCAGTATAACTTAACGGCAATAAAGCCATCTAAAGCTGAAGAGCATCGTACTTACAAATATTATGAGTAGATTAAACACAATGTTTTTAGCAACAGTAGCATCATTTACAGGTTCAAATGAAACACCTGCATCACCTGATAAACACGGTAAAATGCCTGTTATCTTAAACGTAGTTGCGGGTCAAGCACCTAACAAACGTATTGTTGCAGGAACACTTGCAGAGCGTAATGGTTACGAGGTAGGTAAAGCGTATTTATTCCAAGCAACAGAGGGAGAACCTGATGCTGAATATGGAAGACAATTTAACTTCACAGCCATTAAAGAGGCAACTCTTATGGAAGTTGTTGAGGCAGGTAAACATTTAGGACCTGCAGCATTATTAGATGTAACATCTGAAGTTGAAGTACAAGCTCCAATTGCAGCAGAGGCATAACAAATATTAGGGGAGTAAAATCCCCTTTTATTTAAGTCATTTAGTACTTTAGTATACAGGTTTAACAATATAAATAACAATATTATGTCACTAAAAAGTAAAAAACAAATAGAGGTTACTACTAAAATGTTAGAATTTATTTTAACACAAGTAGAAAAAGAACATAATGTATTAGTCAGTGACGTAAAAGATATTCATTTAAATAATGATAATATGTACCTTGACTTATACAATGGAGAACGTAAAGTAGTAGCTTTACATTTTAATAAATAACAACATTAAACCTAACTGGAGATAACTTCAAAAGTTAGGTATTTAAATTAACCTAATAAATAATAAACTATGAAATTAAGACATTTTATGTTAATTATATTTATAATATCTATAATAACATTTACATTAACGATTATATATAAAGAAGATTTAATAATAAATATAATGTGGTTACTTAACATTATAGTATGGGGTATTATTTATAAAATAACTAAACAAAATGATAAACATTAAAATATTAATACTAATATGGTTATTAGTAGGATTAGCTACATCTTTAATAGTAGTAGCTACATCACAATCACCTAAATATGAAAAAGGAGATTGGAAATACATATTAGCAGGAACATTTGGAGGTATATTAACAACAGGTTTAGTTGCTATTATATTATTTGATATACATATAATATCACCAAATAGAGAACTTAAAAGAAAGAATAAAGGTTCAATTAAATAAACTCTAACTAAAACTACAAATAGTTTGTAGATATATAGCTAAAAAATAAATAACTATGAAAAATAATGACAGTAGAGTAATTAAAACTGCATTTCTAATAATTATAATTATAGTAATCTTTTTAATATCAGTATTAGTATAGTCAGGCAAAAGACTTAAAAATTGGTAGAGCAGTCGCAAGTTAATCGATTGGCGTTGGTTCGAGTCCAACATCTAGTACAAAATAATATTTAAAAAGCAGTAACCTGTAGGGTGTACAACAACACCCTTTTTATTTTTAAACAAAACTAACAATTTAAAACTAATAAAATGAAAAAGAAATGTAAAGTAATAATGTTACCTACAAGTAAAGCAAATAATGCTTTAATTATGCAAATGGGTAGTTATAAATATTTTAAAGAGTATTTTACTCAATCATATTTAAGAGATATAAATGCAGCTTCATATCATTTATACATCACTTCAGATGATGAAATTAAAGAAGGTGATTGGGTTTATAACAAAGTTCAAAAAACAGTTTTCAAAGCTGATGCATCATTTATGAAATTAATAGGTAATAGTTTATCTACTAATCATAAAATAATAGCAACGACAGATACTTCTTTAACAACTCCTTATATGACAGGTAAAAGACAACAAGAAATAAATGGTGTTCCGCAAGTTAAACCTTTACCACAACTATCACAACAACTAATACAAGCTTATTGTAATAAACCATTTGATGAAATTGAAGTTGAGTATGTATATAGAGGTCATTTTAATATGCCTTCAGAACATTGGGATTGTATACTTAAAACAAATCAATCTAATAATATTATTACTAGCTTTATTAAAGATAGTTATAGTAGGGAAGAGGTAATTGGTCTTTTTGAATTACTAACATATGAGATGGCTCAAAAGATAATTGGTAATAGAAAAAGTAAGTACCCTTATGAACACGATATAATCCCACAAGATTGGATTAAAGAAAACTTATAACAATGAAAACACATAGAATTTACACAGTTAATAATAAAGCTGTATTAATATTACAGAGATTTACTCATACATATTTAGTACAATTTATTAAAACTGGTAAACAATCTAGTGTTAGTAAGAATTGTATTAAATACTTTGATAAACAAATAAAAACAAACATTAACCAATTAAAATTACAACTATGACAACAGAAACAATTATATTAATAACTTGGTTTATAGCAGGTTTAATAGCTACATTATTAATAATATATCATGCTGAAGAAAATATTAAAACAAAAGATATCTTAGTTCTATTATTAGCTATATTATTGGGTTATTTAACATTGATAGCTACAATAATAGGGCTTGCAATAAAATATAGTGATGTAGTAATATGGAAACATCCTAAAAACAGATAAAATTATGTGGAATGATAAATATTATGATTATGGTGATTATTATGATGACTATAGTTATCATAAACCAAGAGAGATAAAAACTGTAGTTACACCAACTATATTATATCAAATATTTTAAACATATAATATGATAAAACATTATTGGACTACTAGAAATGGAGATAAAATAGCTGTAGCTAACATGACAAGTGATCATTTAAGAAACACAGTAAATTGTATTTTAAATGGACGTATTACAGAACGATATAAAGGTCGTCACGTAAATAATTGGGTTCAAATACTTGAATCTGAATTGAATAAAAGAGAAAATAAATTAATAAACAATAACAAATTATATCAAATATACTAAAAATGAACACAAAAGAAGAAAATACTCAGTTATCAACAGCAACTCAATTTACACAAGCAGACATTCCAGGAATGTTAGAAACTGTAGTAAAGAAAATTAAATTATTAAAAAAAGGTGTTGAAGATAAACCTCAAACAACTGAACAATTAGATGGTTTTGGTAAAATCAATGATATTAAAGACGTTGATACATTAATTAAAGCTTATTCATCAGTTACTAACAGACAAAAATGTTATGATGAAGCAGCTAAAGAAATGTTACCAGAAGGTGTTAAAAAACCTGTATTTAAATTAAATGGTTTTTCAGCAAATCAATGGTTAGCTGATATTAAAAAAAGAACTGTTGAAGTAGGTTTTCAACAAGAATTAGCTAAACTTAATAAAGTTAAAACTAAATTAGAAGCAAATTTATCTGCTGAAGCTAAATTAGCTAAAGACTTAAAAGATATTGCTAACATTTTAGTAGATTAATTATGGCTAAACCACAATTTAAAATAGGTGATATATTACAACCTAAAGCTAATAGATATAAATCTAATGATATTACAATACGTAATATTGAAACTATTCGTATTAAATCAATTAGACAAAGATGGAGTGATGATAGACATTTAACAATTAATGCGGAAGTATTAACTGGAGATTGTAGATCATATGGAACTAAATTAAAAAATATTACAGTTTTTGATGATGCTTTTGAATTAGCAAAACCTAAAGAAAATTATGCAATATTTTAACTTAACCTTAAATTAAACAAAATGAAAAAATTTATAACAATATTAGTATTATTATTATCATTACAATCATATACTCAATCTACTTTAGATAGTATACCAAATATTACAGAAACAGAAAGAATTATTGATAAATATGGTAGTAAAATATCAGATGGTTTCAATAAAATGGTTGAAAATGTAGCACCAATGGCTGAAGCAGGTTTCACAATGGTTGTAAAATTACAAATAGCTAAAGGTGTAGCTTATATGTTAATACCATTATTATCTGTATTATTTTGGATAATGTTTTTTACAAATTATAAATTAGCATTAATTAATCAAAAAAATGAAAATATTAAGGATTGGTGTGATGCTAGTAGAGGTACACCTGCTATAGTAGGTTTAATCTTAGCTATAATTACATCTACAATCTCTTTATTTACAATATATCACGGCTTACTATATTTAATAGCACCAGAATGGTTTGCAATTAAAGAAATATTAAATTTAATATAAACAATTAACTATTATTCCAATTGCATGGACTAGTAATCTCAATGTGGCAAAGTGCAACAAGTTTCCATAAAGATTATAATAGTTTTTAAATTAACCCAATAATAAATAAACATGTTTAAAACAGAAGATAAAGTAACAAAAAAAATAGGAGATGCTTATTATTGTATACAAGATGGTAGTAAATGTAATCATTATTATCCTTTTACAATACAATTAATTAAAATAGAAAATAAAACTAGTGCAACAAGTAAAAGAGAACATGATTCAAGAATTGATTTAAGTGATTCAGGAATCAAAAGATTTCATAATAAAAAAATAGCAAAAGCTTATTTAAAATATCTTAAACTTTTACATAATAAAATATAATAAATTAAACTATTTACAAAGTAATAAAACTCGTAGTGACTCTTAACTGAGAGCTACATGTATAATAGAAGGCTGGTAAAGATCCAGAAGTAAATAGTTTTTAAACAGTTGAGTGGCGGAATTGGTAGACGTAAATTATATTAGCAACTAAAGATAACTGGAGAAGAGACCTTCTTAGCTCTTTAATATTAGAGTGGAAAATTTAAAATAAAGCTAGTAAACATATATAATTATTATAGTGAATAATAGTAACTATATTGCAGGTTCAAATCCTGCCTCAACTACAAACATTAATAATTAAACATAAAACTATGAAAACACATTTTATAGAAAATACTAATAAACAATATTCTATTAGAGAAGATGGTCAAGTTATTATAAATTATACTAAATATGCTAATAAAATACAAAAAGTTAATAAAGTATTAAATGTTTATTATAAAAAGAATAAAAATTATTTAACACCAACTGTTTCAATAAGAATTAATAATAAAAAAACAGTTTTATTAATAGAAACTTTATTATATAAATATTTTAATATACAAAAATGTAGAAAATGTAATTCTTCTATATCTCATAAAGATAGAAAATGGCTTTGTTTTAAATGTAACTATATAAATCATTTATTTTTTGTTAAAAGATATGCTAATAATAATAAAGATAAAGTAAGTAATATTCAAAAAAAACATAGTATTATTAGAATTAATAGTTTAAAAAATAGTTATGTTGCTGGATTATTAAATACACCACAAGATATATTACCAAATAATATTATAAATGCTAAAAAACAACAATTATTATTTCACAGAACCTTAAAAAAACTTAAAAATGAACATTCAAAACAACTTAAAAACTCTTAATAATGTTACAGATAAATTATCAAACTGCATAGATGATATTATAAGTGGTAAACTTTCAATAAAAAAATCTATTGAAATAAATAAATTAGCACGTAATAGTATAAATGCTACTAAGGAAGGTGTTATGATAGCTCATCATCAACAAATTCAAAGAGATAAAATAATTATGCATCAAAAAGAAATTGATGTTAAAAAAGAACATATTCAATTACAAAGAGATAAATTTTTAATTAATTAAATATAAATAAACAAACATTATGCAAAATCAAGAAAACAGAGTAGAATTAAACAGAGGACAAATTATTGACAAAATCATTATGAATTTAAACAAAAGAAAAGTTTCAGATCATAAAAATTATTTAGTACAACCTGGTACTATTATTGTATAACAATTAATCTTATAAATTATAACACTATGAAATTACAACGTAAAAGAATTAACAAAAATACAGGTGTTCCTGTAAGATCACAATTAGACATGATGACTATGTTTTTATCTTTAGGATATACAAAGAAACAATCGTGGGATAAACTTAAAATGAGTAATTGTAGAAGTGCTAGTCGCTTACAATTTGCTCAATAACAATATTATTTGAAGTTCATAGTTTTAAATAATTTTTAAGGTTAATTGAAGTAAATAGACAATCTGGAAACACATAACTGTAGATCGGGAATACATAACAGATGTCTATTTATACTTTTAAAGCATTTTAAATATGTTTTAAGCAACTTTAACAATAAAATGATATACTACTATAACTTAACAAATTTAAACCTCTTAAAACTTATGAAACTAAAATTACCTAGTGCTAAAGAAAAGTAACATAAAAGAAATATATATAAGTATATAAATATACTTAGATCATAGCTTTTTTTTATTTTAAACTCTTTGATTAAAGATAAAATAATAAGTATTTAGACTTGTAAATTTAAATCAAGTAATACAAAGATTGTATCAGCAATTGTTTTTATTGTAGATGTATATCATGAGTGTCTTCAGCTCATGGTGTTAGCCAAACTACCTGAAGTAAAAGGGTATGCTCCATAACTGAAATTTGGACAAAGAGTTTATTATAATTAATAATTAAAAAATATATAAAATGAAAAAATACAAATTATTGAAATGGTATCCTGGTTGTGGTAAACAAAAAGTTGGAACTATAATAACTAGTTCAAAATGCTCATCTCCTTTATATTTAGGAGAAAGATTAACAGATACTTTAAATATTGTATTTTCTGCAAAAAATGTAGAAAATAACCCTGAGTATTGGGAGGAAATAGTTGATAAAAATCCTCTAAAATTAGAAGTAGGTAAAACTTATGAATTACAATATATTCATTGTAAATCTAAACCATTTAAAGCTATAATTACTAGAATTACAAGTGGTGGATATCCTTGGATGGAAAAATTAGATAATAGTGGTAATGGTATAGTTACAGATTCTTATAAATTAATAAGAGAAATAGTTGATAGAGATTATGAGATATTGGCTTTTAAAAGAGATGGTGGTAATTATGATGGTATAACATTTACTTTAAAAACAGATGGTAAATATGAGGCTAGTTTTACAAAAGCACATTTAAGTTTAAAACATTGTTTAAATGGTAGATTTAAAATACACTCAGTTAAAAGACTTAGTGATGGTGAAGTATTTACTGTTGGTGATAATGTAAAAATAAGTGCAAAATCAAACCCTTGTAGTGAACAAACAACTATTCAAGATTTAAAGTTTTGGTTGAAAGAAATAAATAAATTATCACATATTAAAAAACCATTATTTAAAACAGAAGATGGTGTTGATATTTTTGAAGGTGATAAATATTATTTTGTAGAATTAGACGCTGAAGATGATTCTTTTAAATGTTTTAAAAGATTATGTACTAGTAGAGATACAAGATTAATTGAAAAACATAAAGATATTAAAGGGTTCTCAACAAAAGAAAAAGCTGAAGAATATATTATGATGAATAAACCTTGTTTAAGTATGCAAGATTTAAAAAATACAGGTTGTATAAGTCAAATACAATGGGATATTATACTTAATTATATTAGAACTACTAAATTATAAATTATGTTTAAAATAGGAGATATAGTTGTAAAAATAATTACAACTGTTACAAGTAGTAGACATGGTGGTAAAAAAGGTGATGTATGGGAAATTAATAAATTAACTAAATTTACTAAAAACTCTGCATATTACCAAGATGGGCTAAGTCATTCTTCAAAAGTTAGAAAAGCTACAAATAATGAAATTAAATGGTTTGAAGCAGGTATAACAAATATTAATCAAATACCTGAAGTTGGTGGTACTTATTTAAACGTAGATAACGATCTTAGAACTATTACAGGATTTGATTATATATCTACAGGTTGGATAACAACCAAAGAATTTGGTGGTAATAGTCATCTATTTAGTACATTTATAACTAGATTTAGTAACTCATACAAACCACCTATTAAACCTACAGTAGATAGAGATATAATGTTTAGTAAACCATTTGAAATAGGTGATTTAAAGAAATGTAAAATAGGTAATTTAACACCTGAAGACCATAAAATTATACAAACTTTTTTATTTAGTTTAGGTTACAAGTGGATATCAGGACCTACAAAAGTACAATACACAGAAGCTTTTGGTTTAGGTGTTAGTATTAATAATAAAGTTTTTAAAATGCCTGATGAAAAAGATTTTTTCAGTAAAGTTAATACACCAATTAAAAAAGAAACAATTTTAAATTATATTAAATTAAATACAAACAATAATTATGAGCAAGTTAACAAGAGAACAAAGATTAAACCAGAGTCAAGCACAATTAGAGGAGCAAGTATTAGGATACCAGTTATCACAGGAAGAATTGCAAGCGCAAGCAGACTTATTGGCAACAAAGCAAGCGGTAAGTGCGTCAAAAGCCAAATTAGAAAGTTTGAAATCGTCGCAAACATTATCACTTGTTGATATTGTATCTGCTGAAAATGAAGTTGAAGCTTTAACTAAAGGTCAAAAACGTTTAGAAGATTTAATTAAAGAATTATTTCCAACAAAATAGTAAAATCAAGGAGAGTTATTATATTAGTAGCTCTCCTTTAAAATATTAAATATGAATAACAAAAATACAACCCAACAATCGAGAGAATCAATTAATAAAAGTATCTCTAAATACTCATTAGTAAATAAATCTTATAGACAATTATGGGGAAGCAAGAGAAAATATAGATCAATTTAATTATGAAAATTTGGCACATTGGAGACACTCACTCATATCACAGTTTATTAAAAATACCTGATAATATAGATATAGTTATACATTCTGGTGATTTTAGTAACTATTATGATGTATATAAAAATGAACCTGAAACTAGAGATTTCTTAAATTGGTATGCTTGTTTACCTATTAAACGTAAAGTATTAATATCTGGTAATCACGATGCTTTAGCATTTCACGAAGGTAAAAAGTTTAAAGAACTTTGTAAAGAATATTCTATAGATTATTTAGAAAATGAATCAATTGAAATAGAAGGTATTAAAATATGGGGAAGTCCTCATACACCTCAATTTGGTAATTGGTATTTTATGAAAAATAGAAGTAAACTTGACAGAGTTTGGCAATCTATACCTGATGACACTGACATAGTTGTAGTACATGGACCACCTAAAGGAATATTAGATTTATCTTATAGTGTAGATCATAATGTAGAAATGTGTGGTTGTAGTGCTCTTAAAAAAAGATTACTTAAAATACAACCTAAATTATGTTTATTTGGTCATATACATAATAACAAGGATATTATAAATGCTGGGACAACTAAATTAGCTGGATATAATACTATATTTAGTAATGGAAGTGTTTTAACAGATGGTAAATTTGGAGAATTAAGTAGTAATGGTAACATATTAGAAATATAAATAATATATTAATGAAGAAAGATGATGAAGAATGAAAAAAATATATATTATATTGGACCAAATAATTTATTTGATTTAAATACAACAACTATACAAGATTGTGTAGAGTATTTAAAGAATAAAGCTTTGATTGCAATAGATATTGAAACCACAATGAAATTTAATGGTAAGTATGGTAAAAGAGAAGGACTTGACCCATACTTATCAAATATTGTAATGTTTCAAGTAGGTGATATAAATAGACAATATGTAATAGATTACAGATATGTTGATATAAATCCCCTAAAAGAGATACTTGAGTCAAATCACATAGTCAAACTTGGTCATAATATAAAGTTTGAATATAAACATATTCTACACAACAATGGAATTAAATTAAATAATGTTTATGATACTATGATTGTAGAACAAATATTATTTAATGGTTATTCACCAAAGTTAGGATTAAAAGATTTAAATGAAAAGTATTTAGGAATTGAAGTAGAGAAAGCAACAAGATTAGAGTTTTTAACAATTGGTGATAAACCATTTACTAAAAAACAAATACTCTATGGAGCTGAAGATATTTTATATCCTTTAATGATAGAAAAGCATCAAGCTGAAGATATAGTTAGAAAAGATTTATCTAAATGTGTATCATTAGAAATGTTATTCTTACAAGTATTAGGTGATATAGAATATAAAGGTATTAATTTTAATACAGATATATGGGAAAACACCTATAATAATAATAAAGCTACATATTCTACTTTAGAAATTGAGTTAAATAAATATATTTTAAATAGCTTTAAAGATACTAGATTTGTAGATAAACAATTAAATTTATTTGAAACAGGTTTAAAATGTAGTATAAATTGGGGAAGTTCTAAACAAGTAATTGATTTATTTAAGTACTTAGAAATATGCCCACAGGAAGTCTCTAAATCCACTAAAAAATTAAGTTATACTGTTAATGCAACAGTTGTAAAAGCTTCTTTAAAAACAATGAATAAAGATATACCTGAAACATATAAACATTTATTAGATATATATTTAAGGTATAAAGAATTAGAACAATGTTGTACAACTTTTGGAATTGCTTTCTTTAAATATATTAATCCAATAACTAAAAGATTACACAGTAATTATAAGCAAATATTAAATACTGGTAGAATTTCTAGTAGTAATCCAAATTTACAGAATATACCAAGTAATGATAATTTTAGAAGAGCTTTTGATGCTCCAAAAGGTTATAAAATTGTAAATTCTGATTATAGTGGACAAGAAAATATTTGTTTAGCAAATACATCATTAGACCCAGATATTCTTAATTTTTATTATGAAGGACATTTAGATATGCATAGTTATAATGCTCAAAAAATATATCCTGAATTACAAGAATTATCTTTACCTGAGATTAAAAAACAACATCCAGAAAAAAGACAAATTGCTAAATCAGTTTCATTTGCATTAGCTTATGGAGGAAATGGTTTTACTATCTCTAATAATTTAGGTGTTTCTCCTGAAGAAGGTGAAAATATTTATAATGCTTATTTTGATGCATTTCCAAAATTAAAACTATTTTTTGATGAATCTATTAAAAAATCTATGAATCAAGGATTTATAGAAATAGACCCAGTAACCAAAAGAAAGTTTTATTTTGGTGATTTTGATAAATTAAGAGAATATAAAAAAGACCAAGATTGGAAACGTTATTATTCTTTAAAAGGTAAATATGAAAGAGCTTGTCTTAATTATATTATACAAGGTGCAGCAGGTAGTATTACTAAATTAGCAGCTATATTTTTTAGGAAATGGTTAAATGATAATAACTTAAATGATTATATTTTTATAACTAATTTAATACATGATGAAATAAACTTAGAAGTATTAGAAAATTATACAGAAATTGCTGCAAGAAATTTAGAAGATTGTATGCAAAGAGCAGGTGAAATATGGTGTAAAACTATACCATTAAAAGCAGATGCTGTAATTACAGACTATTGGACTCATTAATAATTAATAATATAAAATAAATATGAAATATAACCATATTAAATTAGCAGTAGATTTAGTAACAAGCACTTATAATATAAGTGAACCATTTGAAGTACAAGATAAAATTGAAGAAGATTTAGATATGGAAATACATATTAATGATATATTAAAACATTTAAAAATAGAAAATTATGCCAACAGTAGAATTAACACAAACGCCAAAGTATGGTGATTTAGTAGTATTAAAAGATAATTTTGAGTATGGTTTTACACACTCAGTATTATTTATAAAATTTAGTAGGTATGATGAAGAAATTGCTAAAAATAATAACAAAGAATATTACGTATTAAAAAATTAAAATAAATTTATGAATAAACAAATTATATTAGATGTTAAAGTATTAGCAGAAAATAATTTGTCTATAAATGAATTTTTATGTTTACTAAAGATATACTTTAGTGAATTAAATGAAAATATAGATTATGATGATTTATATTTTCATTATCAAAGTTTAGAAAGTAAAAAATTTATAAAAATAACAATAAAAGAAGAAAATGAAAGAAAAGAGATAAAATATATACTAAGAGAAAAATCTAAAGTATTGATTGAAAATTCTTTTACAGATAAAACTGTTTCTGTTAAAAAAGATAGTATTAAAAAGAAACTATCTCAAAGATACATAAACGAAGCTGTTGAAAATGGTATTGATGAATATCGTAAACAATGGCAAGGATTAAAACCTGGCTCAATGGGTTCTCCAAAGAGCTGTAAAGATAAATTAAAGCGTTGGATGCTTGAAAATCCTGAATATACTTTTGAAAATATATTAAAAGCTGTAAGTATTTATATTAATCAATTTAATGGTGATTACAGATTTTTACAACAAGCTGATTATTTTATATTTAAAAGAGATGGTAAAGAAGAATCTTCTAGGCTATCTGCATTTATAGATGAAATAGATTTAGTAGGAAATAAAAATGAAAATTGGACTAACACTTTAAATTAAAATATAATACTAAAAGTTTAATTTAATCTTAAAAATAGTGAATAAAAATGACAAATGATGAAAAAATAAAAAAGATTATTGATATTGTTGAAATAAATAGTAGAATGTGCGTAACCTATGAATTGTATGGTAAATATAATAGATTATTAAAATCTTCTGTTAATACAGCTTGTTTTAGTGAATTACCTAGAAATAATAAGTGGTTTAAATTAAAACTTAAATTAAAATGTTCTGAAATGAATAAAGATTTAATAGAGTTTTGGATTAAATTAATGATTAAAATTGAACCTAAAATTACTATAGAAAATGATTATTTAGTTATACCTAATTTAGGTTATGGTAAAACAATGATTATATTAACAGCTATAAGATTTTTATGGGAAGGTACTAATCATTATGATTGCATACCTAGATTAACTAAAAACATATTAGATTTAAAACCTAATATAGACCCATTAAAAGCTATATTACTTGCAAATAGTTGTACTACCCATGCAGGTGGTTGGGGGCATTCTTTAGTATGTGCTGTAGTTGAAGATTTAAAAGGTGTTTGGCATTATAGAAGATATAAAGGTATTGGTGTATTTGGATTTACTAACTCTAGTTATGGAAATAGTAATTTGTTATCTAAAATTAGAAAAGCTAAAACACATGAATACGATGTATTACCAGTATTAAAACAATATGGTTATGAATAGACAAAAAATAATTAATGGTTTAAAAGATATTGAGGTTACTTTATTACATTATTTTAATAAAAATGATTCAATGTGGTTAGACATATTAGATGGTGATTCTAGAAAATATGTTGATGATTATTGTGGTTATTGTTTAAAAGGTTATAGTGGAGTTACTGTAAAATATCTTAGAGAATATTTATTTAATAAAAAATATAGCATATATATGATTAGTTATGTATTACTAGATTTACTTTCAAAAGGTTCTATTCAAACATTATATTGTGGTAATATTAACCAAATTGTATTTGAATCTACAGAAAGTAATCATAGTACTTATTATTTTATAAATGATTATGATGAAGATGACTGTAATGAAAGTAATATTAACTATGTTAAATATGGAAATTATAACCCAATGATTAAATCATATTACGCAATTAACAATTATTTAAATTAAACTTTTAGTATTATGTGAAAACATAATATGAGCGATAAATTATTTAATAGAGTATATGAAGACCTGATAGATCGTCGTAAAAGAATTCTATCAGGCAAAATAAATTGTATTCCTTGGGGATTACCTCGATTTGAGGAAGAATCTCCAGGGATTGAACAAGGTAAATCTTATTTAGCAACTGCATCAAGTAAAATTGGGAAGTCACAGATAACAAACTGGTTATTTGTATTTAATCCAATTAGACAAATTATAGATGAAGGGTTAGATATTAAATTAAAAATATTTTATTTTAGTTTAGAAATGACATCAGGAGAATTAATGAGGTCAATATTTTCTAATATATTATATCTAAAAGAAGGTGTAAGAGTATCACCTAAAGATTTAAGAAGTACTAAAAAAGATGCTCCAGTATCTCCAGAGATATTAGAGTTAATTATTAAGTATAAACCTTATTTTGATAAAGTTGAAGAAATTGTTACCTTTATAGATGATATACGAAATCCGACTGGTATAAATGCTGTATTAGAGACTTACGCTAGGAAAAATGGAACTATTGTAACTAAAAAGATAACTATTGATGGTCAGGAACATGATACGTTTGATTATTATAAACCAAATGATCCTGAAGAGTATGTAATGTGCATAGTTGATCATATCGGATTGATTTCAGAAGAGAAACAACAGGGTAGACAACTATCATTAAGGGAGTCAATTTCATTATTATCATCAAAGTATTTTGTTAGACTTAGAAATAGGTATAATTATATACCTGTTGTAATTCAACAACAAGCTGCTGCTAGTGAATCAATTGAACATGGTAAAGCTAGAAATAATAAACCTACTCTTGATGGTTTAGGTGACAATAAAACAACTCAAAGAGATTTTAATGTAATATTAGGTTTACATAGTCCATTTAGATATGGAATACCAACACATTTTGACTACGATATAACATTCTTTAAAGATTTTATCAGATTTTTAGAGATATTAGGTGGTAGAGAAGGTGGTGCAGGTACAATATGCCCATTATATTTTGACGGAGCTGTAAACATTTTTAAAGAATTACCATTACCAAATGATGAATTAAATTTAAGAAAAGTGTATAGAAAAATAGAAAACATAAGAAAAAAAGATAAACAAAATGGAAAAACATAGAACAGATTGTTGTGCATTAATGCAATTAAGTAGAGTTGATAATGATACTTCTTTAAATAATTTAACAAGAGCTATTATAAAATTAACAGCAGAAAAACTTGCTAATACTGAAGTAGGTATTACAACTGGTAATGGACAAACTGCAATATTTACTATTGTAAGTCCTGGAGAAGACATACTTGCTAAAAATTTAGAAACTGTAGGATTTAAACCTGTACATACTTTTGAAAGAAGAGTTGGTTATCCTAAAATGGGAGATTTAACAATGTATATTAAAAATCTTTAAAATGGATAAGTTATACGTAAGAGATAAAAGAAAGGTTAATGAAAAACCTGAAGATTTTTTTAATAGATTATATGAAAGTGATTATGATTTTCCCTATACTTTTTATGATAAAAATTGTACAAAACAACAATGTAGATGTGGTGCTAAAAGATCATTTTCTGATTTATATAAGTTAATGAGAACTTATTATTCTAAAATTACACATAAGCAATTAATAAAAATTATAATTGATAAATGTACAGATAATGATTATTATAATTTAATATATTGTCCTCACGTTCATAAAATTGTATTATATACAGGAGATTGGGTAATAGATGATGAAGATAAAATTAATAAAGTTGCTTTTAATGAAACTTATTATGATTATCGTAGATTATTTGGTAAAAATGAAATTAAAGAAATAGATAAATTTACTATATATTATTTATATAAAAAATTAGGTTACACAACAGAAGAAATTGAAAAACAAGTTACAAAATTAAAAACTAAAGATGAATAAAAAAACAATAGGAATTTACGCAGATAGTATTGGTGGTGAAATGAAACAAACTGCACCTTATATTAATTTTATATTAAATTTTGGTATACCAAGATTAATTACACAATATGATGACCCAGAAAAAATAGCTGAACAATGTGACATGTTATTAATTCCTGGAGGTGCTGATATTAATCCAATGAGATATAATGAAATACCTCATCATTCTACAGGTAGATGTAATGTTCAATATGAGTATTTAGATTCAGTAATGATTCCTGCTTTTATAATGGCAAATAAACCTATAGTTGGTATTTGTAGAGGTTTTCAAACTTTAAATGCTTTTTTTGGTGGAACTTTATTTCAAGATGTTAAAGGGCATAATCAAACTAAAGGTTATGGTGCAAGATCTGAAACTAAAGATGATTTATGGACTGAAAATGGTATTTTTAAAATTAATACTATTCATCATCAATCAGCTAAAAAATTAGGAGATGGTTTAGAAGCTATTGGCTTTAGTCCAGTAATTTCAGGATGTCCTTCTTTATTAGAACCTGAGTTTTTAACAGAAAAAAAGTATGGTAAAAATTATTATATTAGTTTTACAGAAGCATTTAAACATAAAAATTTACCTATAGTTGCTTTTCAATATCATCCTGAAGAATTTAATTGTGAATTTGCAATAAGTGAAATTAATAAAATTTTAGTGTAATGAAAAAGTATACTTTAAAAGATAATGAACATAATGTTACAACACATTATAGTAGACTACAATGGAACATAGCTTGGATATTAGTTTATTTAGGTGGTATGTTAACAGCAAATATAATATTTTAAAACAATAATTATGAGTAAACAAAAATTACATAATTTATTTTTAGAAGATTTATCACAAGAAGATTTTGATAAATACTTTGATAAAATAATGGAAAGAACTAAAAATGTTCTTAAAATTAAAGCAAAAGAATATGCTCGTGGGGGAGATAGAATGCATAATTTTAATAAAGCATCTATAAAAAACCAAGAAATTAGAGAACGTACTTTAGCAGGTATGAGATTAAAACATGAAGTTTCTATTGATGATATGATTGATGACATTGAATTAGGTTTAACACCTTCTGAACCTGTTGTTAATGAGAAATTTGGAGATAGATTGAATTATGATATCTTAGAAGAAATTAGTATTTTACACAGAATAGATTATTTAGATAATTATCGTAATAAACACAATTTATAACCATGAGCGTTATAGATAAAACTTACCATCATCTTTTACAGACAATATTAGATGATGGTTTTATGTATGAAGATCCTAATAGAAAAGGTATAAATAGAATTCAAATACCATCTTATACATTTAAACATGATTTTAAAGATGGTTTTCCTGCTATAACTACTAAAAAGTTATATTGGAAAGGTGTTGTAGGGGAGCTTTTGTGGTTTTTAAGAGGAGATACAAATATTAAATATCTTGTAGATAATGGTATTAATATTTGGAATAAAGATGCTTATAATTATTATAAAAATCAATATTCTGGAAATATAGTTAATACTGATTTTACACCATTTACATTAGATAATTTTGTTGATGCTGTTAAAGATGGCAGAGGAACTATAAAAGGAGATTTGGGTAGGATATATGGAGCTCAATGGAGAAAATGGAGTATTCCTTTTGAGGAAAGAGATGCTGGTTATATGCAAGGACTGGAAGCTGGAGAAGGTTTACCTGTTTATGATGAAGATTTTCCTAGTAAAAAATTAGACCAAATATCTAATCTTATTAAAGGATTAAAAGAAAATCCTATGGGTACTAAGCATATAGTTACAGCTTGGAATCCTGCTGAATTAGATAATATGGCTTTACCACCTTGTCATTGGTCTTTTGAGATATTGGTTGAACCTTTAAATGATAACGAGAGATTTAAAATACAACCTTATTATGAAACTTTAGAGAATAGAGGGGATTTTAGTACTCCCAAATATCAATTCACTTTAAAATGGCATCAACGTTCATGTGATTCTTATTTAGGAATTCCATTTAATATAGCTTCTTATGCACTTTTAGCACAGATTATAGGTAAAATGACTAATATGATTCCTAAAAGTATTATAGGTGATTTAAGTAATGTACATATTTATGAACCCCACTTAGATGCTGTTAAAGAGCAATTAAGTAGAAGTACTAATATGCATAATAGTGAATGTGAATTATTAATAGGTGATTCAGCTATTGAAGTAATAGATGAATATGAAAAAGAAAATATATTATTTAATGATATATTTGAAAATTTTGATATAAATGATTTTACATTATCTAATCATACTGAGCAATCAGCAATACCAGCAGAAATGTTACCATATTCAAGTTAATAATAATTAAATTAAAACAATGAAAAAAAGTGAAGTAAATACAAAAGAAGATTTAGAGAATTATTATAACACTTGTAGAAAGATTAAATTTAGAAAAGATACTGAAGTACCAAAAAGTATTAGAAGTATCTTAAAAAGGATATTAGACTATCAAGATGGAGAATCTGAAGCAACTGTATTTTCTAGAGAAGGGCATCATTGTCATAAAGACAAAAGTAGAAGTTTAGATGATATTATTAGAGTATGTAAATATTATTTTCCTAAACATGCAGTTAAACAAATAATAAAAAGTATATTAAAATATCAAAAAACTTTTGAACAATATTTTTACTTTGGATATTGTCCTAATATTAGAAAAACTAATTTTAGAGGTTTTACTCCTTACTCGAATTATTTAGAAAAAGATTTTTTTAGAAATACTTTTAAACATCAAGGATTTCCAAGTTGTAAAGTAAAAATAATAGATTATATAGATTAATTAAAGTGGTGGATGGACGGATGATGATGAAAGATGGAATTACCAATAAAAAAAGAAAAAGCTAGTAGAGTTAACCCTAAAAAGATTATCATTTATGGTAATCCTAAAACGGGTAAAACAGTCGCAACAGCTCAATTAGATAATTGTTTAACTATAGATTTAGAAGATGGTAGTAATTTTGTAGAAGCATTAAAAATAAATGTACTTCAATTAGCTAGAGAATCTGATAGATCACCTTTAATAGTATTAAAGGATGTTATTAATTCAATTAAAGCCCGTAATAAAGAAAGTGGTACTTATTTATATAAATATATTGCAGTAGATACAGCATCTTCTTTGGAAGATATTGTGCTTCCACTTGCAAATAAATTATATAAAAATACCAATATGGGTAAAAATTGGGATGGAGATGATGTAACTTTATTAGCTAACGGAGCTGGTTACAGATTTACGAGAATGGCTTTAAGTATGGTTTTAAATGAATTAGAAGAGATTTGTGATACTCTAATTATTTTAGGACATATGAAAGAGAAATTAGTAGGTAAAGGTGGTGAAGAAATGAATGAAAGAGGTTTAGCATTAACTGGTCAAATGGCTAGAATTGTAGCTTCTCAAGTAGATGCGGTAGGTTATATCTATAGAAAGGACAACCAAACTATAGTAGACTTTACAGCAACTGAATCATTAGTTTGCGGTGGTAGATGTGCACATTTAGTAAACAAAAAAGTAGTATTGATTGAATCTGATGATGATAACAATATTAAAGTAGATTGGTCTGAAATATTTTTAGACTAATAAGTAAAATAGTAAAATTAATAGTAAACAATAATAATAATTAAAAACGAAGATAGATTATGATCGATTTGAATGGAGTAGATTTCGCAGAGAAAGTTGTTAAAGTATTTAATAACGGTGTAGGAGGGAAAGTTGACAATGTTACAATAAAAGTAGAAAAAAAGTCATTGGATGGACATGTAAATGCTCCAGATTACAATGTGGTATTTACAGATAGTGAAGGTGCTTCTGCAAGTGCAGGATTTTATTACGAAGGTAATGAACAAGTTCTTATTAGTAGAGCATTACACGTTGGTAGAGCTGTTTTAGGAGCAGACTATAAGTTTCCTCCAGCAGAATCTGCTAAAGATGCTTTGAATAAAATTATGAAGCTAATTAAAGATAATAGTGAAGGTAAATTATTTAACACTTTCTGTACTTACGGAAGTGCTAACTATAAACCTTCTCAGTATTTAAATATTAGATACTTTGATTTTATTGAACCAGCAGATACTGAAAATACAAGATTGAGAGTTAAAAATGGTGATTTACTTGAAAAAGTAGCACAAGATGCGCCAACAACCAAGGCTTCTGATGCAGGAGCTGATGATGATTGGGTATAATTAATATTAATAGGGGTTGGAAACAGCCCCTATTTTAATAAACTTAAAAATTATAAATATGAAATATTTAAAAGTAGTAAAAGTAACTAGTGATGATGTTGAATTTGATAATGGTTTTAAAATATATTCTGACCACGACCAAGATTGTTGTGAACACCATTATTTAGATTTTAGTGATTCTACAATAAAAGATTTTGAAGGTTTGGAATTTGATTTAACAGATGAAAACTTTTTTAATAGAATTGAAGATTATGGTATTGAATTAAAACCAATTAAAGGACATTCTGTAAAAGTACCTGGTTATGGTTCTAATAATGGTTATTATGGTTCTAATATTGAATTAATAATTGCTGACAAAAATGGAAAAAAAATTAAATCTTACGATGTTAGTGAATGTCAAGAATGGAATGACTACTAAATGAATTTAAATGATAAAAAATATTTAGATAAACCATTAGTTACAAAACAAGGTATTCTTGAATATATACAAGATATTGATGTTTATAAAAAATATATGGATGGTAAAGATGTTGAACTTAGAGGAGGATTACATTCCCCTTTAAGAGAAGACCCTAACCCTTCCTTTGGATTTTTTATAGGTAAAGATGGTGAAGTATGTTTTAAAGATTTTGTCAAAGGTAGTGGAGATTTTGTAAAGTTTGTTCAAATGAAATTTAATATTGATTTTATACAAGCTTTATCTAAGATTATTGTAGATTTTAATATACAAAATAATTTTGTATATAAAAAATATGATAATGTTGTACACGAAACTACTTATGATAAACAAGATAGAACTAATTTAATTAAAGAAGGTGGACCAATTAATTTAAATAAACGTTCTAGAGATTGGAAAATGTATGATATTAAATTTTGGAGTGATTTTGGTGTAACTAAAAAAACTTTAGATAAATATCATGTAAGACCAATTGATTATATTTTTATAAATGATAAACCAATAAAAGCTGATAAATATGCTTATTGTTTTACAGAATATAAAGATGGATTAGAAACATTTAAAATATATCAACCTTTTAATGAAAAATATAAATGGTTAAATAACCACGATTATTCTACTTGGCAAGGTTGGGAACAATTACCTGAAAGTGGTACACATTTGATAATTACTAAATCATTAAAAGATGTTATGGCTATAACTGAGGTGTATGGAATACCTGCTGTTAGTTTACAAGCTGAAAGTGTAACACCTAAAACACATATAATTGCAGAACTTAAAAATAGATTTTTTAATGTTTATTTATTATATGATAATGATTTTGATAAAGAAGAAAATTGGGGACAAATATTTGCAGAAAAATTATCAAAAGAATTTGATATTGAAAATGTATTTATACCTACAATTTATAAAAGTAAAGATTTTTCTGATTTAATTAAAAATACTAATAAAGAAGAAGCTATTACAATTTTAGAACAAGAACTTAATAATATATTACCTTTTTAAAATGATACAATTTAAATACAACATAATACTAGGTTTAATGTTTTGGATATTTGAACCTAAATGTAAGTACACTAATAATAACAAAGTTTTACCACGTAAACAAAGAATTAAATCTGCTGGTATAACTAAAATTTACAGTTAAAACAATTAAAAACAATGAACAACAATAAAAAATATTTAGTAGCTGTATATGGTTCTTTAATGAAAGGATTACATAATCATATATATTTAGAAGATAGTGAATTTAAAGGTTCTTTTATAACTGAACCTGAATTTACATTAGTTGATTTAGGGAGTTATCCTGGATTATATGAAAATGGTAACACTTCTGTAAATATGGAAGTATATGAAGTTGATGATCATACATTAGCTGAATTAGATAACTTAGAAGGTTTTAATGAAGATAATCCTTTTATGAGCATGTATTTAAAAACAACTATTGAAACTCCATTTGGAGAAGCTATTGGTTATATTTATAATACACCATTAAATAAACAAGAAATCGTAAAAAGTGGCGATTGGAAAGAACACTTAATGTTTAAAAAAAGCCTTGCACAACATGCCTATTAGAAATAGATTTACAAGATGGAGACCAGCTATTAGAAGTCGCCACCCTTCTCACGATATATTAAGACGTGAAAATAAAACATTACCATTGTTACCATTTAAATCTGTAATTAGATTTGGTAGTAGTAAAGAATTTACAGATGGTAGAATTGAATTAAATACTGTTGAAGCTATTAAAAATAGTAGTAATAAGCTATTAATGAAAACTTGTTTTACTGAAGATGAAGTTAAAACTGCTGGTTGGTATTTAAATACTGGTGATAATTTTATGGAGAGCTTTACTGGTGAAAATAAAAATATAGAAGAATTACCTTATCCAATTATATCTAAACATATATTTGGTAGTAGAGGAACTGGTAATAAAAAACACGATACTCAAGAATCATTAGAAGCTTGGATGGAAGGTAAAGATTTAAGTAAATATATCTTTGAAAAGTATTACAGCTATAACAGAGAATACAGACTACATATTTCTAAGAATGGATGTTTCTATACTTGTAGAAAGATGTTACAAGCTGATGCTCCTCAAGACGTTAGATGGTATAGAAATGATGCTCATTGCAATTGGATTTTAGAAGATAATGAATTATTTGATAAACCAGTTAATTGGGATGAAGTTATTGACGAATCTGTAAAAGCTTTAAAAGCTGTAGGATTAGATATGGGAGCTGTAGATTTAAGAATACAATCTGCTAAAAATAAAGACGGTGACTTGAGAGAAGCACCTAAATTTATAGTAGTGGAAATAAATTCTGCCGCCTCATTTGGAGATAAAACCTCTGAAAAGTATATAGAAGAGTTACCTAAATTATTAATAGATAAATATGAAAACTTATAGATTATACGTAAGTATGCCAAGTAGTAAATTTGGTACGGATGTTATAGCTGATGAAGTTACTATGAAAAATCTTAGAATTGATTTTTATAAAAAAAATTCTAATCAATATTTACCTCGTATATTAGTAGCAAGTTACCCAAGTCAATACACAATAATAGAATCAATTAAAGAAAATAAATAAAATAAAAAATTATGTCAAAAATTAAAAAAAATATTATTATAGTAGGAAATTCTAACAACGATTATTTAACTTGGTTAGGAAAATTAAAAGATTTTAACATTAAAGTTATTAATAGTTTAACGGATTTTAGTAAATTAGTTAAAAAAGAAGAAACTATTGATTTAGTCGTATTTACTGGTGGTTCAGATGTTAATCCTGATTACTATGGACAAAACATTGGTAAATTTACACATATTGATAAAGAAAGAGATGCTTTTGAAGTTAGTATTTGGGAAAGATTACCTAAATCTGTAGTTAAAATTGGAATTTGTAGAGGAGCTCAGTTTTTAACAGCACTTTCTGGTGGTAGTTTAATACAACATGTTAATGGACATGGAGGTGAACATACTATTAGTACAAAAGAAAATCTTATTTTAAATATGACTTCTACACACCATCAAATGATGTATCCTAATGAATTAAGTAAAGATGCTTATGATTTAATAGCTTGGTCTACTTATTTTAAAAGTGATACTTATTTAAATGGTAGAAATGAAGAAATGGAAATTCCTAGAGAGTTTTTAGAACCTGAAATTGTATATTATAAAAATACAAATGCTTTAGCTATACAAGGACATCCTGAATTTAGTAGTTGTGATACAGAAACTTCTAATTATTGTTTAGATTTAGTGAGAAACTTATTAAGCAAGTAATGATAGAAAATTTAAAATCTGTTACTTTAAAATATGATGATATACAAAAATGTTTTTTAGTAAATGAAAAACCTTGTGATTACAATAGTTTATTTGGATTAGAAGGTGAAATGCAAGGAAATATTGAAGAAGGTGTAATATTGTATGGTGACATTTACACTTCAGATTTCTCTATTTTAAATATTATAAAAATACTAGGTGAATCTTATGATAAAATGGATGCTTATGATGAAATAGCATCAATGGGTAGAGGTAGTAGTAAATATTACGCTATTGAAGATATAATAGGTACGAAGGGAGCAATAGTAATTAGAAATTTTGAATTTTTAAAAGATATTAAAATAAAACCAATTTCAGAATTTATAAAAGAATATCCTAATTACAATGAGCATAATTATAATTTAGTAATGGATGCTTTTGATAAATATTATTCAAATTAAACAATTAGAAAAATGAAAGATGAATTAGTAAGTTTTGAAGTTGCTGAATTAGCTAAGAAAAAAGGATTTGATTGGATGTCTTACTTTTATGAAGATGGTGAATTTTTTTATGAATGGTTAGTTTATGAAGATTCTCAAATAGACGTAAGTAGAGTTATACTAAGACCAACACAAAGTTTATTACAACGTTGGTTGAGAGAAGAGTATCAAATAATTGTAAACTCATATGCTAATGCATCAGGGTATTGTTGGGAATCGCATTATACACCTGAAAGAGGAGGAACTCATATTGCTGATTCTGAATTTTCAGGACCTAATGAATCAGGCTGCTGGAACACATACGAACAAGCATTAGAAAAAGGTTTACAAAAAGCATTAGAATTAATAAAATAGTGAAAAACAAATAACAATAAATGAAAAAGTTAATTATTTTAGATAAAACAGACAATACAATTTATATAAAAAATTATGATTTAAATGAATGGGATGATATCTTAGAATTTTTAACAGAATTTGGATTTATTATAGATAGTTGTGAGTGGATGTTAGTTGACAAAGTGAATATAGATATTGAATAAAATTAGAAAATAAATGAAAAATAATAAAAGAACAGTAATAACATTAGGATGTGACCCAGAATTATTCTTAGAAAAAGATGGTCAAATTATATCAGCAGAAGGATTAGTTGGTGGTACAAAAGAAGAACCTTTACCTATTACAGATAAAGGACATTGTGTACAAGAAGATAACGTAATGGTGGAGTTTAATATTCCACCATCAAATACAATGGATGAATTTAAAGATAACATTAACCTTGTAAAAAATTATTTAAATGAGAAGTTTGAAAAAAATAATATATCTTTAAATTATTCAGCTTCATCAATGTTGGATAAAAAGTATCTTAAAACTGAACAAGCTAAAAGATTTGGTTGCGAACCTGATTTTAATGTTTGGAAACGTGAAGCTAATACACCACCAGCATCTAAAGGAAGACTTAGAAGTGCTGGAGGGCACGTTCATATAGGTTTCCCTAATGTAACTCAAGAGAAGCAAGAAAACGTTGTTAAAGCTTTTGATATATTACTAGGTTTACCTTCAGTATGGTTAGATCCTGATACAAGACGTAGAAGAATGTATGGTAAAGCAGGGGCATTTAGATTTAAAGATTTTGGTGTTGAATGTAGAATATTATCTAACTTTTGGATACAATCTGATGAAACTATTGAATGGGTTTATAATGAAACTATTAAAGCTGTAGAATTAGCTTTAAACAATGATTTATCAGAGATATTTGAAAAGTATGGTGATAATATACAATTAGCAATAAATGAATCTAATGTAGATTTAGCTAAAGAATTATATACAGAAATAAATAAAGAAATAGTAACAATATTAACAAAAGAAAAAATAAAGATATAATATGTGCGGAGTAATAGCATTTGCTGGTAAAGACGTTAAAGATTTTAACGTAGATAAATTTAATATATTAGGAATAATTAATGAAACAAGAGGTAAACATTCTTGTGGAATTACTGTAGATGGTACTATAAAATACGGTACAGCAGGACAAAAACTATTTAGAGATTTTGTTGCTGACAATAGAGAATATATAAACCCTGTAACAATACCAATTGTTATAGGGCATACAAGATGGGCTACAGGTGGAGCTCATAATGAAACAAATGCTCATCCATTTGGATTTGGTAATGGTGATGGTACTTTAGATTTTATTGGAGTACATAATGGCTCTTTACATAATGAAGATGTTCTTGCTGAAAATTATGGTATTGAAAAAAATGTTAGAGACATTTCTGAATTAAAAAATGGACAAGAATTAATCACTTATAGGAATAAAATTGATTCTGAAATATTATTAGAAATTATTCATCAAGAAAACGATTTTAAAGTACTAAATGATTATAATGGAGCAGCAGCATTAATATTTTATAATGTTAATGAACCTAATGTAATGTATTGTTATCATGGGGCAAGTAAAAAAAATAGATACACTCCTGAAAATATTGAAGAAAGACCTTTATATTATTATAAGGAATCTAAAAATAGCTTATATATTTCTTCTATAGAAGATTCACTTTATGCTATAGGTGCTGATATTAAAAATGTAGGAGAATTTGAACATAATAAAGTATATAAAATTACTGATGGTGATGTAGATAATGCTGTTATAATTAAAGTAGATAGATCTAATTCAACGCAAACTTATGATTATCAATATAAACAAATTTATAGTAATAAGTTTAATAAAACTCATGAACCTGTTAAAAATTTAATAACAGGAGGTGCTACAACTAGAAGACTTGCTAGAAAAGCTAAACAACAGCTCAAAGCTTCTGAAAATTCTTCAAAAGTTAGTATTCATGATGAAAAACCTATTAGAAATATAAATGATTATAATGGTAGAGTATATTTTAATAAACTTAGATTTTATAGAAATGGTCATTTAATAAATGGTATTTATACTTTTGTTAAAGGATATGGATATTACTTTTTAGATGAAAAAGATCCTAAAGCTGCTAGTGATGCATTTTATGATATTGTAAATAAAGAATTTTGGCAAGGAGATTTCATAAAAGATGAGTTTGAATTAGATCAACATTCTTTTATACCTTTTGTACATGGTATTGATGGTAAAGAAATTACTAACCCACCTTTATATTATTTTATTGATGGTATTCAACTTAAAACTGATTTAGATTTTACACAATTAAATACTTTTGTGATAGATGGAGATATGATACTTGATATAAAAAGATTATCTTGGGCTGCAAAACATCCTATTGTAGATATAACAAAAAAATTTCCACATTATAATAATCAAGGTATTATGAGAGATGGTATTTTATTTACAGGAATATATTGTATGTTAGGTTCTGATAGAATTTATAAAATAAAAGACGGTAATTTAATAGAAACTAAATCAGCTAGAAATGCAACTACAATTCCTTTTAAACCTGAAAAGAAAAAGGATTTAGTTTCAGATAAAGATTTACTGAAAACAAGTACTGCATTAATGACAATAGTGTTAAATGATAAAAAGGAAGAAACTAAACCTCAAATAGATTTTACTAATGACTTAGTAAGAGCTGACTTAGATAAAATGTTAATAAATTTTTATATTTCATTACCATCTTTCATAAGTCAATTAGAGAAATATGGAGATAATAAAATAGCAATGGATTCTATTAAAATATTAAAAAATGTAACACTTAAAATGGAAAAAATAGCAACTTTACAAATAAATTAAACAATGAACGAAAATATAGAAGAAAAAAAAGTAGTTATGGTTACTACAATCAATGGAGTTTCTATTGATAAATCAAAATGTCGTAGAATATCTGGAGATTATTATATTATAGGAGATGTTAAAATAATAGATTCAGGCGATTGTTATTATATTAATGATAAATATTATAGATATGAAACTGGTTATATAACATATGACTATGAACTTGAAGAGTATGTAGTTAAAAATAATTGTAATTTATTAAATGGTATTGTTGATGTAATAAATGGTAATTTAATTTATGGATATTTTACACCTAATAAATTTAAAAATGTATATGTTAATAATAATATTGGTTGTATTATTAGTTTATCGTCAGATGTTTTTAAAAATACTAATAAATTTAGAGAACGTTTACAAGATGGTATATTTTATAATATAAATAGTATTCAAGCAAAATCATTTAATAAAAAACATATACCTAACTCTTCTTATAAAAGAAGTTTAGAATATAATTGTAAAAATATTATAGGTAATTATACTGAAGATTACAACAATAATAATCTTGAAATTAATAGAAATATTGAAAGATATGGTGATGTTATTAAAGGTTTAAGTTTTGGATTAGAATTTGAAACTACTAAAGGTAATATTCCTGATAGATTAGCTAAACCATTAGGATTAATTCCTTTAAGAGATGGTAGTATTACTGGTATTGAATATGTAACAATACCTTTATCTGGTAAAAAAGGTTTGCAAACTGTAGTAGAATCTTGTAAATTATTAAAAGATAGAACTGATTTTGATGATAATTGTGCATTACATTTACATATAGGTGGTATTCCTAGAACAATGGAATTTATTTTAGCATTATATAAAACTTTAGTTCATATTCAAGATGATGTATATGAATTATTTCCTTTATATAAGAAATATAATTTTGGAGTTAAACAAAATGATTATACTCAACAATTACCATCTCACAAATTAATAAGTCAAATGGATAAAGTTATTAATAATGAAAATATTGTTGATAATTTTGATGTTTTATTTGCTTATTTATCTGGAGGTGTTGATTTTAAAGGTAATTATAATTCATTAGATAATGTTAAATCCCATCCTTCAGACCCAAATGGTAATAGGAAGTGGCAAGTGAAAACACGTTATTTATGGGCTAATATGTTACCTTTAATATTTGATAATAAAGAAACTGTTGAATTTAGAATTCATACACCTACATTTGAAGCCAATAAAGTAATTAATTATATTGTAATGTGTGGAAGTATTATTAATTTTGTTAAAGATAATACTACAGCTATTTTGTCTAATTATAAAAGAACTTTTAGAAATAATAACTTATATAGTATTTTAGAAAAAAGCATCTACAATAATATTCATCTTAGTAATGCTTATAAATCTAATTTATACAGTTGTATTTATAGTTATGTTAGAGATAGAAAAGATATTACTTATTCTCAAAACTGTCAAGGTAATGTTAAAGGTGATGAAAGTGCAATATCTGCATATTCTAGAATAGATTGGAGTGTTCCTGTTAAAAATAAAGAAATTCAAGATGAAATTAAAGAATTTACTTGGGAAACATCAAGACATATTAGAAGAAATAATGTTGAAGCTATTGTAAATAGGGATATTGAAATATTTTTAGAAGGTTTAAATCCACCAATTGCACCTGTAGCAGTTCATAATAATGAAGAAGAAGTTGTAAATGCATTAATTGAAAATTTAGAAATAGAAGATGAATTTTAATGTACAAAAACAAGTATTTAATACTTGGTATAGTTTATTAAGACAGGATTTATTAGATAGTAAATATATGCATAAACTTATTAAATTTATTAATGAAGAATATAGAAGTGGTAAAAAAGTATTTCCTCTAAAAAAGGATATTTTTAAAGCTTTTACAGATACTGATTATAATAAATTAAAGGTTGTTATATTAGGAGATAATCCTTACGCTAATGATAAAGATATTGGTATTGCATTTGCTAATGAAGAAAAACATGGGGTTTACATAAGTGAACCCCTTTCTAAAATAGAGCAATGTATAACTAATAATGTTAAAGATGGTTTATATTTTATGGATTATGGTTTAAGTAATTGGTCTAAACAAGGTGTTTTATGTATTAACACATCTTTAAGTGCAATTAGAGGAAAACAAGGAAGTCATTCTATATATTGGAGTTACTTTATTAAATATTTATTAAAGTCTCTTAGCGAGGTTAATACAGGTATTATATACTGTTTATGGGGTAATCAAGCTCAATCATTTAAACAATATATAAATAGTAATAATAATTATATTTTAGAATTTACAAACCCAAATGATGCTGTTAAAAAAAACATTGATTGGAATTGTACACATTTTAATGATATTAATAAAATAATAGAAGAAAACAATGGGAGCTCAGAAAAAATTATCTGGTGATGAATTAATAGCTAATTTTATGAATTTAAAATGTGAAAATTCATATATTAAATTATGGATGCCAAGTAGTGAATTAAATTTATTAAATAGCCTTATTTACGATGAGATGGAAGATGAAACTTGGTATGTTACATCACTTAGATTTAAAGAATCTTGGGATTGGTTAATGCCTTGTATTAGTAAAATTTTAGAAATATGTTGTGAATTAGATGAATTAGAAAAATATAATATAATTATTGATAACATACCTCAAATTAATAATACATATAAAGCAATAATTGAATTTATAGAATGGTATAATGGAAGAAAATAATAGATTAATAGCAGAATTTGATGGTTGGATTTATATACCTGATGGTAAATATGAAAATGATTTATATGAAGCTGGTGATAAAGCTGGTGGTTGGGAAACTACAGATATTTATGTAAAAAATCCAAGTGAAGAATTCCTAAAACAGAAAAAGTTTGGTAGTTTTGCAGATGAAGATTATTATAATGATAAAAAGCCTTATGATAATTATAAATGGAGTTTAAATTATAATACAGATTGGAATTTATTAATGGGTGTTGTTGAAAAAATTGAAAACCTTTTTAACGGTAACATGATAATTGAAATAGAAGGAGATAATTGTAGATTATCTACTAATTGTAATTCAGTATTAGATAAAAATTACTTTGAATTGTATTCAACACTGAACACTAAAATTGAAAGCACTTACGAAGCAGTAATAAAATTTATAAAATGGTATAATAATGAAAAAAGTTAAATTAAAAGATTTACGTTGTAAAAAATGTAATAAAGAAACTACACATATTCCTAAAATGGATGCTTTAAAAGAAGGTAATCAAGTGTGTGGTATTTGTAGAACTGAAAATAAAGATGAATAATGTGTTTTGATGGAAGTGGTTATAGTGAAGATGAAATAGATGGTGAATGTCCAGATTGTGGTAGTAAAACTGTAGAAGGTGATGCTTACGAACAATGTGGATTTTCACCTACTGAATGTGAAACTTGTGGGAGTGCTCCTTGTGATCAATCCTGTTAAAAATAAAATATAATGAATTTATATTATGTAGTAGAAAAGGAAACTAGTGTTGATGATAATTTTGAATTTGCAACAGGTAGTAAATTAATTAGACTTTATGAGGTGTCAACTTCATTATTAGAGTTAGTTATAGTCTCTGAAATTGAAAGTTATAATTTTAAAAACACTGAAACTGAAATAGAAACTTGGTTAGAAAATAATGATTATGAAGATGATTATAATTTAATACGATTATGATTTTTATACCAGGTTCAGTACCAAGTTTAAAAAACAGCAAAGTCAAAACTAGTAGAGGAATATTTCATTCCCCAACAGTTAGTAAGTACATCAGAACATTAGGAATACAACATTTTAACTCAAGAAAGAAAGAAGTTAAAGGTTATGTAGACCCTAATAAACCTAATGAAATAGAAAAACTTAGAAGTAAGTTTGAAGAAATGATGATTGGTAAAGAAAATCCTATATTTATAGGTTATCATCATGTAAGAAAAACTAAAGCTCTTTTTGATTTTAGTAATAGTGTAGAATTAATACAAGATTTATTAACATCTCATAATATAATAGAAGATGATAATGTAAAATATGTATTTCCTATACCTATGACAATTAATGGGGAATTGCCAAATGAAAATAATTTAAGAACAGAACAATGGTACAGCGTTGACAAGATTGGTCATGGTGTATTTATAAAAATATTTTAAATGAGTAAATTAACAAAAATAGTAGCACCAATTTTAGGTGAAGATGATTTAATAAGATTTAATGATTTTATTAAAAAAGATAATATTAATAGTGCAAGACTATTAATTGAAAGAAAAATGATTGATATGGAAAAAGACAGTATTGAATATGCTGTTTTAAATGAAGTACAAGATACTTTAATTAATGAAATTGAAGTTGCTTATGATGAATTAGGTTATTAACTTAAACACAATATATGACGTTAGATGATGCAATGATTGAAAATAATTTAATTACAGATTTAAGACTTTCATTTGGTAGAGTATCTGAATTTGATAGGGATGGACCACGTTCCTTAATTGATAGAAAAAAAATTAGTGGTGAATTTTTAGATTTTGGTAGTTTAGTAGATGATATGTTGCAACCAGATTTTAAAATTACAGATAAATATTATGTATTTGATGGTGAAAAACCTACAGCAATGTTAGGTACTTTATGTGATTATTTAGTAGAACATTTAGGTAAAATAAACACAGATGAAAATACTTTTATTTTAAATTGTATTAAAGAACTAGGTTTATGGAAAACTACTAAAGATGATACTAAATTATTAGCTAAATATACAAAAGAAGCTAATAATTATGTTATAGCTATGATTGAGTCATATAATAAAACTCTAGTAACTAATTTATTAGTACAAGAAGCTGAAGAAATGGTTAGTGTATTAAAAACACATGAATTTAGTAGATATTTTATTTTAGGTGATTTGGAGTATCAAGTTGAAGTTAACTTTGAAATTGGTAATTTTAAATTTTTATCATTTTTAGATTATATTAAAATAGACCACGTAAATAAAACTATTAGAGGTATTGATTTGAAAACTGGTAGTAAACCTGTAAGTGAATTTCTAAGTAACTTTATTAAATATAGATACTACTTACAAGGAGTTATTTATAGTTTAGCTTTACAATATTACGCTTTAACAAATGATTTAGAAAGTTATGAAATACTACCATTTCAGTTTTTATATTGTGGTAGATATGAGAAAATACCTACTACATTAGAATTTACTGATAAATGGTTTAAAGGGGCTTTAAATGGCTTTACAACAAATGCTGGTTATAAATATAGAGGATTAATTGAATTAGTTGATAATATTGAATGGCATTGGAGAAATGAAGTATTTAATATGTCTAAAGAACAATACGAGAATAATGGTTTAGTTAAAATTAATGATGAATTTATAAATATTTAATATGGATAAACATGAATTATTAAGAGATATATTAATAGAATATAATAATCCTGAATATGGAGACTGCATTATTGATGATATTTGTAGATTATTTAAATATCCTACAACTATAGATATAGCAAATAAAAAATAATTAAATGGTAAAAAAAGTTAAGTTCAATAAATCAAAAACTTACCTTTTACCTCTAATATCAGAACTTGTAAATATAGAAAAACAATACTTACCTTATCTTAACAACACATTTATGGTTGATAATGAAGGTAAATATGAAAATTGTATTTATATATTACATGATTTTGATTTGTCAAATCCAAAATTTACAACCTACGAACATCATTTAATAAATAATGAATTATTTATAGATATGTACGATATAGGTAATCAAGTTTTGTACATTTTTAAATTTCCTGAAGAATATTTACATGAATATAATTGTTTAAAAAACAGTAAATACTCAGAATTTAAAGATGATGCAAAAGAATTGATATTAGAATTTTGGACAGTAATGTATGGAGAGAATCCAAATTCATTACCGTTTTTGACAAAAGTTAAAGATATATTATTTAAAACAACTAAATATAGACAAAAATTAGAACAATCTTTATCATCAAAAACTCAAAAAATAGTTATTAGTAGTGAAGCTGAATTAGGTGACATTATTGATATTGAAAATGAGACTTTTGATTTTAAAGTATTAGAAAACATTAAAACAAAATTAAACAAAAACACAGAAATGTGGTAGTATATTTTTTATTAAATAGAGTTAAAAGATAATCTTATAATAATAAAAAATAAATAATGAGTAAAATTAACGAAGGAAGAGTTGCTTTCAAACCTTTTCAATATCAATGGGCATATGACTATTGGTTTAAACAACAAAATGCACATTGGTTACATACTGAAATAAATATGCAAAATGATGTTACAGATTGGAGAGAGCACTTAAATGAAGAAGAGAAAAATGTAATAGGTAATATTTTAAAAGGATTTACCCAAACAGAATGTGAAGTTGGAGATTATTGGAGTTCTTATGTTCCAAAATGGTTTCCAGTTCCAGAAATAAAAATGATGGCTCAAACTTTTGGAGCTTTTGAAACTATACATGCTAATGCGTATTCATATTTAAATGATACATTAGGATTAGATAATTTTGAAGCATTTTTAGAAGATGAAGCTACAATGGCTAAATTAAAAGTATTAATGGATGTTGATCCTGATACAACAAATTTAACAGAAATAGCTAGAAGTATAGCACTATTTAGCGCAGCAGCAGAAGGAATACAGTTATTTAGTTCATTTGCAGTATTATTATCATTTAGGAAATCAAATAGACTAACTGGTATAGGACAACAAATGATTTTTAGTGTAAAAGATGAAAGCACTCATAGTGAAGCTGGTTGTAAAATATTTAGAACTATAATTGAGGAAAATCCTGAATTATGGACTGAAGAATTGAGAAAATCAGTTTATGATGGTATTCATTATGCAATACAAAGTGAATTTACATATATTAATAAGATTTTTGAATTAGGTGATTTAGAAACAATTACTAAAGAGCAACTAAAGAATTTTATGTATGATAGGGCTAATAGAAAATTAGTAGAATTAAATTTAAAACCTATTTATAATGTAAATAAACAATTATTAAATGAAATGGAGTGGTTTTATATATTAGTTTCAGGTGAACAGCAAACAGATTTCTTTGCTAATCGTGAAACTGGTTATAGTAAACCTAATGAAGATTGGAACGATAATGATTTATTTTAATATATGATAGAAACACATAAAAAAGGTAAAGACAGAGGTTGGGAAGTAAATGTTGATTATCCTGAATGGGGGAATAATGATTTATATTTAACAACAATACAAGGTAATTATTTAAATGGTGATGAAACACCTAAACAAGCATATAAAAGATTAGCTAGAACAGCTAGTAAGTTATTAAATAATCCTGAATTAGAAAGTAAATTTTTTCATATATTTTGGAATGGTTGGTTAATTCCTTCAACTCCAGTTATGGTTAATTTTGGTACAAATAAAGGTTTACCAATATCATGTTTTAGTGGTAGAGTTGGCGATGATATGCATGATATAGGTCGTAAAGAACTTGAATTAAGAATGTTATCTAAACATGGTGGAGGAACTGCTTATGATTTTACACCTTTAAGAAGTGCTGGTACACTAATTAAAAATGGTTTATTAGGTACATCTGATGGAGTAATTCCATTCATGAAATCATATGATAGTACAATTATATCAAGTAAACAAGGTTCAACTCGTAGAGGAGCTGTAGCAATGTATCTTGATATTGAGCATAATGATTATGATGATTTTTTAGAAGTTAGAGAACCTAAAGGTGATATAAACAGGCAATGTCATAATATACATCAAGGGGCTGTTATTTCTGATAGTTTTATGCATGCTGTAAAAGCTTCTAATGGTAGAGAACGTAAACGTTGGTTAGCTACTCTTAAAAAGAGAGTTAAAACAGGTGAACCTTATACAATGTTTAAAGATAATGCTAATAGAAATTTACCTGAATTTTGGAAAAAGCATAATTTAAAAGTTCATCATAGTAATTTATGTTCAGAAATATTTTTACCCACTGATGAAAATCATACTTTAGTATGCTGTTTATCTTCTATGAATTTACATAAATTTGATGAATGGAAAGATACTGATACAGTTGAATTAGCAATATTCTTTTTAGATGCTGTAATTCAAGAATTTATTAATAAAGGTGAACATATTAAAGGTATTGATGATGCTGTTAGATTTGCTAAAAAATCAAGAGCATTAGGATTAGGAACTTTAGGTTGGCATAGTTATTTACAAAGTAAAAAGATACCTTTTATATCAATATATGCTATTGGGCAAACTAATAAAATATTTGGTTTAATTCGTAAACAAGCTGAATTAGCTACTACAAAATTAGCTGAATTGTATGGTGAACCTGAATGGACTAAAGGATACAATAGGAGAAATTTAACATTGATGGCTATAGCACCTAATAGAAGTAGTTCAAAACTTGCTGGTAATTTATCACAAGGTATTGAACCTATTGCTGCTAATGTGTATGTTGATGATGATGCTAAAGGACTTCATATTAGAAGAAATCCTGAATTAACTAAAGTGTTAGAAGCTAAAGAACGTAATATACCTGAAGTATGGGATCAAATTATTGCTGATAAAGGTTCTGTTATTAATATTAGGTGTTTATCTGAAGAAGAGAAAGATGTTTTTAAAACATTTAAAGAAATTAATCAACTTGAATTAGTTAAACAAGCTGGTATTAGACAACAATATATTGACCAAGGTCAAAGTTTAAATCTAGCATTTCAACAAGATGCACCAGCTAAATTTATAAATCAAGTTCATATGACAGCTTGGGAAGTTGGTCTAAAAGCTTTATATTATTTTAGAAGTGAAAGTATATTAAAAGCTGATGGAGGCAGAAGAGATTTATACGATGAATGCGTAATGTGTGAAGGATAATTAACAATAAGGGTGATGTAAAAGTCACCCTTTTTAAATAAATAAAAATATGAAAGAATTACCAAGTTTTTTATATAGAGATGGTATGAATAATATTAGAATTGGATATCAGGGAGACACTGATGTTACTGATGAATGGAATGAATATTTAAAAAAGTTAAATGACTAATATATTAAAAAAAGATATAATTCAAAAAGCAGCATTAAAAGCTTGGTTAGAAAATGGTAAAAAAGGTTCTGTTGAAATTTCTACTGGAATTGGTAAAACGTTTTTAGCTTTACACGCTTTATATGAAATGCCTAGAGATTGGAGTATAGAACATTATTTCTTTGCTGAAGTAACAGATAGGAAATTAGATTTAGTTAAGCAAATAAAATTATATAATGAAATCTTTGATAGAAATGTATTAGAAGATTATAATTTACACTTTAAAACATATCAAGGAGCTTATAAATGGAAAGATAAAAAAATTGGTTTAGCTATAATGGATGAAGTGCATGAACTTTGTTCTGTAGAATACTCTAAATTATACTATAACAACCATTTTAAGGCTATTATAGGCTTATCTGCTACAATTGATAAGGAAACATATTATGATAGTATAAAACGCTTTAAAATAGATATTTTAAACGACATTGCACCAATATGTTTTACTTATTCTTTAGATGATGGTTTAAAAGATGGTACATCTAGACAATTAGATATATATGTTATATATAACCAACTAAATAATAAAGATAAAAGTATATCTGCAGGAAGTAAATTACGACCATTTAAGCAAACTGAACAAGCTGCTTACGATTATTGGAATAAAGTATTTACTAAAAATGTTAGTGAATTTATAGATTATAGCAAAGGAAGTAATGAAAGTAATAGTGCTTACCAATCTAGAATTAGTAAGTCTGAAGGAATTAAATCTGCTAAAATTAGAAATGCAGCAGCTAGAAGAAGTAAATTATTATATAAATTACCTTCTAAAATACCAATTGTAAGAGAATTACTTAAATATGTTAAAGGTAAAACAATTATATTTGGTAATGATATAGATGCTTTATTACAAGTTACTAAAAATGTAGTATCTTCTAGAAATAAAGATGATATAAATAATAAAATTAGAGATGATTTTGACAATGATAGAATACAAATTATAGGTTCATTTAAAAAGCTTAAACAAGGAGCTAATTTAAAGGATTTAGATAATTGTATAATAATGTCTTACTTCTCTAAAGAATTGGATTTAAAGCAACGTTTAGGACGTTTAAGAGATGATGGAACTATTGGTAAAGTATTTATAATAGTAACTAAAGAAACACAAGAAGAAGTATGGTTTAATAAAATGTTTGAGAATTTAAATAACTTAAATATGATTTATTGTAACAATATTGAAGATTGTATAAATAAAATAAAATAAAATGAGTTTAACATTTAAAGATTTAAGAGAATTTGCGAATCAAAAAGGATTTAAAGATGATGCAGTTGTTACAGATGAGCAACTAAGAGATTTTGTACATATTACACACGATAAATCTGGTAATATTAGATTATGTGTAAATAGACCAATAGGTAGATGTAATAGAACTGATGAGTATGTTTACCCTAGTATAGTAGATGGTTATATTGGATATTGTCCTGAATTAGATGAGGATTTATATGAACATGAATTTTATAGAATTAATCATAAAAAAGGAGAAAGATAATGAATTACGGAACAGCAACAAAAAAGCCAGTATTAATAGATTGGTTTAAATGGGAAAACCCTAAAGATTATGATTTAGCTGATTGGGTTGAATCATTTGGAGATAGTTTTGAAAAAAATTTTATATCAAAAGGTATTAATACAATATATAATGTAGAATTAAAAGTTAAAACTTTAGAAGGTGCTTCTTACAATGTACCAGAAGGTTATATAATTATTAGAGGTGTTGAAGGTGAATATTATCCTTGTGAACCAAAGATATTTGAGAAGACTTATAATATTATGATTGAAAATAAAAAATAATGAAAATAAATAAATATCCAGATGGAACAAGTTATGTAGTATTAGAAAATATTGTAGAAGAAAGTAGTTGGGATACAGGAGGAAATTATCCTATGAAATTTACTTTTAAAACTAATACTTATGAAGATTTACATCATTTAGAACAAATTATAGATGTGTATAATCATAATGGTTTAGAACCATTAATTACAATACCTAATCTATTAGATGCTCAAGCAGATAGAAGATTTAATGATAATCAAAGTAGTGGTTTAAAAATAGTATTAAAAAGATTAAACTCTATGAATGCTGATTTTAAAATATTTCATCCACATAATCCTGAAGTTGTAGAAGCTTTAATGGATAATGTAGAAATTATTGATAACAGTGAGTTTGTTAAAGAAGTTTTTGATAATATTACATTTAATACTGAAGATTTAATTTTAATGTCTTCAGATGCAGGAGGTTTTAAACCTTTAATGAAACTTTGTGATAAGATTGGTTGGAAAGGAGAAACCTATTCTGCTAGTAAGGCTAGATTGACTGGACATTCTGAAACAAGAATGAAACAATTAGTTGATAGACAAGATTTTAAGGGTAAAGATATTCTTATTATAGATGATATATCTGTATATGGAGGAACATTTAAAGGTTTATCTAAACTACTTAGAGAAAGAAATTGTGGTAAATTATACTTAGCTGTAAGTCATATGACTGTACAGAATTTAGGTAAAGACCCTGTAACTAATTACTTTGATAAGGTTTTTAATACTAATAGTAAGTTTGATAAATATAGTTGTGAAAAAACAGGTATATGGGTTGATGGTAAAGTTGGTTATACCCCAAACAATTTAGAAATTATAAAATTATTTTAATATGAAACAAATTAATCCATTTTTAGCTGTTGATGGCTATAAATAATTTAAAATAACCATCATTTTATTTGGTATTATGAATTATTTGTTGTATATTGCAGTATGAAAAAATGTAATATTTGTGGCGACAATAAATACGTAGAAGAATTTGGTATTGATAATCAAAGACCTGATGGTAGAAGAAATACTTGTAAAGAGTGTAAAAATGCAAGAGCTAGAGAAATACATTCTAATAATCCTGAAAAAGCTAAAGCTCGTAATCTAAGAAAAAAAGATAAACGAGATGCTTATTATAATTCTCCAAAAGGAGTTCTTATAAATAGAAGAGCTCATTTAAAAAGAAGTTATGGAATAACACTTGAAGAATATAATACAATGGCTGAAGAACACAACTTTGTTTGTGCAATATGTTCAAAGCAAGAAACTCATTATAGAAATAAAGTATTATCAGTAGATCACTGTCATAACACAGGCGAAGTAAGAGGTTTATTATGCAGTAGTTGTAATAAAGGTATAGGACAATTTAATGATGATATAGAAGCATTAAATTGTGCGATTAATTATTTAAAAAAATATAAAAAATGAAAAATATAAACCCTTTTTTATGTGTGGATGGGTATAAAATTCACCATGGAAAGATGTCTCCTGAAGGAACATCTATGATTTATAGTAACTTTACACCTAGGAGCAATAAATACGCTCCTAAAGGGTGTAATGAAGTATTAGTGTTTGGAACACAAATGACAATTAGAGAAATTGTTAGTAATTTTAAAGAAAACTTCTTTATGACAGATTACTTACAAACTATTGCTGATATTTCATTGGATAAAGAATATGAAAAAGCTGTTCTTAGTCTTAAAAATGAAATATGTGGTAATATTAAAAAAGAATATTCAATGTATTCTAATACAGATTATGATGTATCTAAAATTGAAGCATTATGGGATTTAGGATATTTACCTATTAAAGTAAAAGCTTTACCAGAAGGTGAATTTTGCCCAATGGGAGTTCCTGTATTAACAATTTACAATACATTACCAGAATTTGCTTGGGTAACTAATTTCTTAGAAACAATGATTTCTAATTTATTATGGAAACCAATGACATCTGCAACATTAGGTTATGAGTTTAAAAAGCTTAATGACAAATGGATTGCTAAAACTGATAAAGGTAATGATTTTCATAGTCAATATGGTTGTCACGATTTTTCTATGAGAGGTATGGATTCTTTATATGCTACAATGAGTAGTGGTTTAGGACATGCTGTATCATTTTTAGGTTCAGATAGTTTACCTGTAATTCATGCCGCTAGAGAGTATTATGATGAAAAAGAATTTGTAGTTGGTTCAATACCAGCAACAGAACATTCTATTCAATGTGCTTATTATCATAAAGAAAGTACTGATTATAATTATGTTAAAACTTTAATTGAAAGATTTCCAACAGGACCTTTAGGTATAGTATCTGATGGTTTTGATTTATGGAAATTAATTACAGAAGTTTTACCACAGTTGAAAGAACAAATTATGTCTAGAACTGGTGGACCAGTTGTAATTAGACCTGACAGTGGTAATCCTGCTGATATTATTTGTGGTAGAGGATTAACTAAACGTGAAAGAGTTGATTATGGAGGCGAAGGTTTAAAATCTAAACATAAAGGAGTAATAGAATTACTTTGGGATATATTTGGTGGGACAACCAATGCCCAAGGTTATAAAGTATTACATCCATCAATTAGAATGATTTATGGAGATGCTATTAATTTAGAAAGATTTGAAGAAATTAATACTAGATTAGAAGCTAAAGGATTTGCATCTACAAATTGGGTTGCTGGTATTGGTAGTTTTACTTATCAATTTAATACTAGAGATACATTTGGTTTTGCAATGAAATCTACTTATCAAGAAGTTACTCATTTATCAAATAATGGAAGAATTGGATTTACAGAAGGTATTAATATTTTCAAAGATCCTATTACAGATGATGGTACTAAAAAATCAGCTAAAGGTTTATTAAAAGTTGAAAAAACTTCTGATGCTATAGATGAATATTCTTATTTATTAAAAGATCAAGTTTCTTGGGATGAAGAAAACCAAGGTTTTTTAAAAGTAATATTTGAAGATGGTAAATTTTATAATCAAATTACTTTAACTGAAATTAGAAATAAAATAAATAATTTATAATGAAAAATAAATCAAATTTTTTAAGAGGAATTTCTATGTTTATAGGAATATCTATGAGTATAGAAATTATATTATTAGCATTAGGGTATTTTATAATGTTAATGTTAAAATAGTTAAATTATTAAAAAAGTAGTTACATTAATTTGTAGCTACTTTTTTTATTTAAAATAATAATATGATTAAAAGTGTAATAAGAAAATCATTAAAAATTAGATATAGTGGAAGAAGTAGTGATTATATAACACCATCTTTTGGTTACGGTTGTTTATATAAATGTGCTTATTGTTATATGAGAAGGCATGTAAATAAAGGTCTTACAATTGCTACAAATACAGATGATATAATTAATAGTATTTATGAACATGTAAATACATTAGGTGTTAAAAAACCTAATCAAACTCATAATAAATATTGGACTTATGATTTATCTTGTAATGAAGATTTTGCATTACATGCTAAATATCATGATTGGACAAAAATATTTAATTTTTTTAAAAATAATGATAATGTTTTTGGAACATTTGCAACTAAAAATGTTAATAATAATTTATTAAATTTTAATCCTTTACGTAAAATAAGAATTAGATTTAGTTTAATGCCCCAAGAATTATCTAATATATTAGAACCTAATACTAGCTTAATTATTGATAGAATTAAAGCTATTAATACTTTTTATAAAGCTGGTTATGATGTACATATAAATTTTAGCCCAGTTATTATTTTACCTCATACTAAAAAATTATATGAAGAATTATTTAATTTAGTAAATGATATTGTATTAGATGAAATTAAACCTTATGTATTATCAGAAGTTATATTATTAACACATAATAAAAAAATGCATGAATATAATTTAATCCATAATCCTGAAGCTGAAGAATTATTGTGGCAACCTGATAAACAAGAATCTAAAGTCAGTTCTTATGGTTCTGAAAATTTAAGATATAAATGGCAAAATAAAAATAAATATGTTGATTCTTTTAAAAAATTACATAATAGTATAATACCTTGGAATCAAATAAGATATATTTTTTAAAACAAAAAAGGGTGAACGCTACATTTATTTGTAACATTCACCCTTTTTAAATTTTTTTAAGACCCTTTATTATTTAGTTAATACATTATCCAAATAATTAAATTTCTCTTCATTACTAATATCAGTTCTATTCCATAAAGGAACTAAATCTTGAACTAATTTAGTAATTTTCATTTCTCCTTTTCTTCTACCAGTTTCATATTCTTCAGCCCATTTTGAAGGACTTGCTATTCTACCTAATAAACTTATAGATGATTCTAATGTACGTAATGATGCAAATGGAGATTTAGTAATCATAACTGCTTCATTTGGATCTCTAAATTGCCATAATTCAGATTCTAAACGTCTTAATTCATATGCTAAAAAGAATACTAATTCATCATCATCTTCATCTGCAGCTTGAGCTAGTAAAGTAGAAACTATACCAATTACTTGAGCTAATACAGCTTCTATACTAGCTTTTTTAATATTACCTTTATCATAATCAGTAAGTTTATTATAATCAGAAATTATACTTTTTAAATTAAGTATTTTAGCATTCTTTATAACATTTTGTAATAAAAATCTTGCTGTTGTAGTATAATAACCTTCTTCAAATCGTTTATTAGCATTAGAATAAAACTTTAAATCATCATCAATATTATCCTTATCTTTAATACTGTGTCCAATATTTCTAAACCTGCTAACACCCATTGATAAGAAATATCTTTTATACATAAATAATAAACTACCTAACCAAGTTTTTTCAAACTCAGATTTATGATTATTATCATATCTACCAAGAGTTTCCATCATTTTATACTTAATCTTAGATTGCATTTGCACTCTACCACCATCTTCCCATTTAGTAAGAGGTGAATGACTTGTATAAACTAATTTAGGATTCATTTTTAATTTACCATCCTCTAACTTAATAGCATCTAATACAGTAAGCTCTTTATTAGCTTCTTTAATGACACTTCCATTATTATCTAATGCTTTAGTTGAATTAAGCACAGCCATCGTTAAAATAGACTGTAATTGATGTTCTCCTAATGAATGCATAAATGTTAATCCATGCATATTAGCAAACTTCTTCCAACCTTTATCTTTAATAAATGATTCTGTACCAATTTGTTGTCCACCAAAGGTATCAAACATTACATTAATTTTACTAACAAATGAATCTTCACCAGCAGAATTTAAATCTTTAGCATTATCTACAGTATTTTTATGATACACAGCAAATGCTTTTCTTAAATCTTTAACACTAATAACGTCTTTAGCTACAGCACTTATTATAAATTGTGCATAACCACCTGCTAAATTGACTAATGCTGAATGATAATTCATTGACATACCAATCATACCAGTATAACCATTAATCATTCCTGTTAGCTTCTGAACATCAATAGGACCAAGTTTACCAGCATCTTTCTTAGTTATATCATACATGAAAGTATCCATTATATCACGTAACTTATCTTCTATATTACTACCACCTTTTTTAATAACTTCTTTATTGTGTTTAGCATATTTAGAAAATTGTTTAGTAACACTAGTTCCTTTAGTAACATAGAAATCTTTATTACTAACCATATCAATAACCATATTCATATAAATCTCTTTCTTAGCACGATGTTTATATGCAATACCATTATGAGATTCCATTTTTAACATTGTAAAAATATCCCAAGATTGAGTTTTAGAATCAATTTTATTTCTAAAATGTATTGGTAAATCTTTTAATATTTCACCAGAAGAATTAGTTTTAACTGTAGCATACCCAATATCATCAGCTTTTATAGTGGTTAAATCTTTAATCTTATCTACAAACAACCCTTTAGTATTACCAGATTGTACTAATTCAAAATTACTAGCTGTAATAGATGGTAATTTATAAAATAAAGTGTCTGGTACAAAACCAACATCCATTATTAAAGAACTAAATCCATTAGTATTAAGATTAGCAGTTTCTAATCTATTATAAGCTTCATTCAATACTTTCATATTAGATTCACTTACTTTACTAAAATCATTTAACCATTTAGGATGAACTTTAGATATTTTATAATGACTTGAAATATACAAATCATCTTTAAGAGCTTTAGTAATTTTTTTTAGACCCTTTAATTCAGCTATAAGAGTTTTATCTGTACGATTATCTTTTAATTTTTCTTTAATAGCTGACATCTCACTATATTTATTTTGAAGCTCATAATGCTTCTCCATAAATTCAGTTTTATATTTACCTTTAAAGAAATGATTACCTTTAGAATCAACTTCTATAATATCTTTAAATTGTTTACGAGGATTATAACCACCATTAGTTTTATTATATTCTTTAAATAATGCATCTAATTCACCATCTACAACAGTAACGTCAGCAATAATATTATCTCGTACTTCTAAAGCCATTGAAGTAAACATTTGTACTATGTCAGAGTTAATTTCAAAGCCACTCATCAAGTTTTTTGCAAATCCTGATATATCATAAGCAGTGTTATCAATTAATGCATCTGTAGCCTTATTTATATCCTTTTGTATTTGAGGTTTAAATTCTTGTAATTTTTCATTAATCCAATTTTCTTTATGAGTTTTACCTTTACTACCATAGACTTTACTAACAGTTTCATTATATTCTTTCTCTAAAGTATCTTTCCATTTACTTTCAACTTTAGGAAAGTTTTTAATATCATTTAAAGTATGTCTTAAATAATCTTTAACTAAACCACTAATATCACCATTAATGTTATTATGTTTACTTTTAATATAGTTGATTTGCTTTAAAATATCAGGTTTAGCAGAGATATGTCCAGCACGTATAGAATCGTGATATAATTCAGATATATCATCTATAATATTAAATATGGCTTTGTAAGATTCATAATTTTTTATTACTTGCTCTATATCATCAACTGATTTATCTTTCTTACGTAAGCTATTTTCAAGTGTTGTAATACTTTTTTGAGCATGTTCTAAATAAGTTAAAACACCTTTAAGTTTATTAACATCTCTATAATTTTCAATAGTTTTAGTTAATTTTTCAAATTCTTCAATTCGTTGTTGTTTATTTTTTTGAAAATCTTTACCACTACCGTCTAATCTTTTAATAAGTCTAAATTGATGAGTAATAGTATCTTGTAGTTTATTATAAACTTTTGTAATTTTACCTTCAACAGTAGTTAAATCTATTTTAGAATCATAATTATCATCAACAGTTTCAGTTATAGATTTTAAGATTATATTTTTCTTACTTTCAACCCATTTTTCATCAACTTCTAAGATATTCTTATCACCCGTTTCAATAGTTTCAAATAATTTACCATATTCTTTATTAAAAAATTCTATAGTTGGTTCACCATTAACATCTAAATCACCTACAAATTCATCAGGGTTATTTTCCCAATCTCCAAATTTCTTCTTAAAATCATCTAAATAAGCAGTAACCCATTGTCTAATTGCTAATTCTTTATCACCATTAATTTCAGATGATTCTAATATAGCTTTGTATAATAGAGACTCCTTTTTATTAGGAGCCTCTACATTAACTATTTCATTTTCTTTATTTCTAAATATTTTACAAGCCATTATTTATTATTTTTACAACCATTATCAAATTCATCTAACTTATCATTTATATCCTGAGAAAACAAATCTAATTGATTTGTTTTACCAGCAGTTTCAATAACCTCATCTACTAATTCTTGATATTGAGTTGAAGCTTCTGATTTATTAATATCATTAAACTCCTTCTCAGCTTCTGTAAGAGCTGGTACAGTATTAACTTTCTTAGTCTTAGTATTTAATTCACCTGGTTTTTTAGATACTTTTAAAGTCTTTAAATAACTATTAATATCTTCCATATTAGCAGGAGTATTACTTGGTATTTGAGACATTTTAACATCTTTATCATATTTATATTCAATAAAGTTTTTATCAATACCTAATTTAAATGTTTTAACATAAATACCACTACCATCTGTATTATATCCTTCTAATTTTACTAGATTATCACCAACTTTTGCAAAAGGTTTAAGTTCAACATAATCTGTGTTTTCAAATCTATATGAAATACCTTCCTTTAATTCACTAACTAATTTCTTAGGTAAGTTTGGTACAAGTAATGTATTATTAGCTTGATGTCTAAACATTTGGTCTATAAACTTAGTTTGAATATTATTAGTAGAAGCATCTAAATCATAAATGTAATAATTCAATCTATTTTCTACTAAATACTCATGTGGAATATGACTAAAAAATTCATTAATATTATTCTTAAAACCAGATTGATAATAAGCATACTTTACTAATTTAGTTGCTAAATCTCTATTATCTTCAAATAAATCTTTCCAACCTCTATACAATTTATTTTGTATACCTTCAGAACGCTTCTTATTTTGAAGTTTAATATAACTCATACCACCATCAGATATAATTTCCAATTGGTTTAATAAATAATTAGTATCATCTTCAAGTTTATATTCAGCTAATTGTTTTGGTAATTCAACAAATAATTCTACAGCAGGATTTTTAAGTTGAAGGGCTTCAAAACCAGATAATGAGTATGCATAATATGAACTATATAATGAATCTGCAATATCTTGATTTAATAATTTAGTTCCTCTAATTTGTTGTGAGATAACATTAAATGTATTTTCAACATTCTTATTAGCCATTTGAAACAAATTAGGATTTGCTTTAACTACACTATCTAACCAATACACAGAATTATTAACATAATGTCCTAAAATAGTTTCTTCACCAGTTGTTGGGTCTACTAATTTATCACTAAAGTTAGTTAATGCCCCCACTTCTTTTTTATAATCAGCATTTTCAATTTCTTCAATTATATTTTGAGCAATTAGTCTACTTGATAAATCTTTACCTGATGATTGTGTATCAGGTTTAGCAGCATTAATACCTTGTACTACTTTTTTAGAATGATCTTGTAATTCAAAGAATTTTTGTATAATTGGATATTGATTTTCAAAAGTATAATTTTTAATCTCTTTATCTAAATCTTTTAATGATAGTACTTGAAGATTTTCATCATACATAGGTTCTGGCTCATCATTTTCTCTAAGATAATGTTTTAAAAATAATTCTCTAATATTACCCTGCTCATTATTAAATTTAGATTCAGCATTTACTACAAAATCAATATATTCTTTAATAACAGGTTGTCCTATAAATCTATTAACATACATTGGGTGCATTCCAGCTCTTAACATCATAAGTCCAACGTTAGAAGTCTGTGTAGTCCAATTTCCTCTAGTAATATAAGGATCTTTAGCAATATCAACAAATGCATTTAAAATTGCAGATATAGAATTACTAATTTTATATTTAATAGCTTCTTCAATTGGTATTCCAACAGTTTCAGATATATATTTAGAATCTTCAGCATTTAATTCTACAGAATATTCTTTATCAAATAATGTTTCATTAACATTATTTTTATGTCCCCAACCTATATAAGTATCTCTTAAAGAATTTTTAGTAAACATTCCTCTTACGTGGTCTACTAACATATTAGCCGTTTGACCAACACCAGCTTTACCAGCTAAGAAATCATATTTTATATTAATTTGACTAGTAACATCAAAATGATGTAAGTCTTTTTGTTTACCAGATTGTTCAAATATAGTATTAATATCTCTTTTAATATAATCAAAATCAATTGGTGTCATTACATCTTTAACAACGTCAGGATGTAAGAATACAGCTTTATAAGACTCTATTAATTTATTTTGCAATACTTCTTTAGGTTGTTCTGATAGAGGTAATTCATTACCTTCTTCGTCTAATATAGGTTTAGCGTAAACTAAGTTTCCATTATCCTCTTGTGAGAATGATGGAATCATCATAAACATTTTATCTATATCAAAATCTGACCCAGTTTTAGTAGGTATTTCAGAATATGCAACTACAGCATCTCCCATACCTTCAGGTAAAAATCCTACAATCTCTAAAGCATCATTTGAAGATAAACCTTGATTTGGAATACGATAACCAATAATATTTTCTAATATCTCTGGAGATATCATTTCTTTTAATTTATCAGCAGGAATATCTTTCCAATTAGGTATATACTTAGTTAAAAGTGAACCAGGTAATAATACTTGACCAGGTTTAATCTTTTTAACAGTACGTTTTTCAATTTCACCAGTTTCTTTATTTTTAAAATCAATTTCTACATCAACAATATGAGGTGGTTTTAAACCATTAACAGGATCTACAAACCATTTAACACCTGGAGTATCTTTATAATTTAATTTATCAATACCAAAGTTAGATACTTGAATAAAAGAACCTCCATTAGTCTTAATTTTAACAATTCTATCTTTAACGATAGACATAAACATATTCATTAATTTACTTTGAGCCTGTGGAATACCATAAATAGTTAATTCCTTCTCTAAAGATTTAATTAAGTTTTCATTAATGTTACGTTTCTTAGCTTCATCAAGTAATAATTTATAAAGACCTTCTTTATTATTTATTTTACCTGCTTCATCTATACCAAGTTCTCTAGATAACTCATCTACACCTTTTTGTGATAAAGCACCTACAATATTATTAATATCTTTATATAAATCCTTACCTGTAATATCAGAACCATTTTTAGTAAATAGTTTCTCCATATTATGAGCAATACCAGCTAATACATTCTTTTGTATTTGAGAACCTGTATCAGTATCTTTAATACCTTTAGTTGGTAAATTTTGTTGTAACTTCCAACCTCTGTTATCCATTTCTAAAGGTGTAAGATTAAAATCTTCTAATAATGTACCATCTTCATTATGAATAGTATCTGTTGTTGTAGCACCTACTTTAATACCATCAAAAGTAATAGTTTCATCAATACCATTCTCAACCATTTTATCATATAATCTCTGTAAATCAGTACCTTTAATTAAACCAGGTAATAATACAGCTTGAGAATACTTTAAAAATGTTGGTACACCATTATTTCTTTTAAAATAAACACCTTTTAAAGGTTGTGCAACAGCTTTAATTTCTTTATCAGTAAAAGGTGTGTTATCAGTTCCTAACATCTTAGGATAAGCTGATTCATGATATTTATTCCATAAACCAAGTCTTTTAACTAAGAATTCCCATCTTGCAGGTGTAATCCAAGCTTGTGCATCTGTAGTATTAACTTTACCTTTAGAATACATATTAGCAATTTTTTCACCAGCAATTTCTTTAATATCAGCAAGATTTCTACCAGCAATTTCAACACCTGTAACAATTGCAGCGTTAAAAGTTAATTCATCATTGTTCATTAATCTAAGTTGTAAACCATCAGTATAAGTAGATGGAATACGTTTAGCATAATCAACCATGTTTTTATAATATGCAGGATCTCCAGAAAACATTTTAGAATACTCAACATTACTAATTAAGCCATTAATATAATAATCACTAACAGCATTCATTACTGGATAATCATAAGCTTCATAAGCTTTCATTATAGCACCATCAATACCATTTGAATCATAACCACCTTTAGTATTTTTATTAGGTGTTATAATACCTTCATTAGTTAAAAAACTAACTTTATCAGCAATACCTTCTTTTAAAATATTATGTATATAATCTTTAATTTGAGTTTCGTATGAATCAATAGTTTTTAAAGCTGGTCTACCATCATCTTGATAAATTTTATCAGCAATTTCAGGTAAAACATCTTTAATATTTTCAAAACTTAAACCTTCAAATATTTGAGATTTAAATGCATTACCTATAAGTTTACCATTTTTATGAGTTTCACCAAATTTATTATGATGATAATGCACATATTTTTTAGCATTAGGATCATTAATAGTTTCAACAGCTTTAATCATTCTAGTATATTCACTACTAAAATAATCATAAAATACTTGTATTACTTTAGAAGGTAAGACAGCTTTTTTATCTATAATTTGATTAATGTTTGTATTTAAAAAATAACCATGTGATAATAAATATGCAGTTGATTTATCTGCAGGAGTTGGTGTATTAAATAAACTTTGTTGTCCTTTAACATACGCTAAAACTCTATTCATACTATCAACATTAGCATCTGTCTTAGATAATTCACCATTATTCTTAGGGTCAGAACTATTGTCATCAGTTTTCTTTTCTTGAAATACATTAAATATACCAAAGTTAATAGCTTTAATTCTAGCTTCAGCAATTGGTATTCTAACTTTATCAAGTCTATTTACTTCATAACCAAGTAAATATTGTAATACTTTAGATGATTCATTACCAGGTTCTCTATATAAATTTTCAAGTTCATCTATATTAGATTTCCATTTATTAATTTCACCACCTAAATAAGAAGGTAAGCTATAAACCCAATATGATTTTTTAGCACTATAAATACTTGCATCAGAACCATCAGCTTTATAAAAAGCTTCTTCTTTAGCTAAATCACTAAATAAAGATTGTGTATTAAATGGATTAATAAACTTATCATAATCAAATACTTTAATTTTATTTTTAGGATCTTTAGTAAGTAAATTATCACCAAATTTCTCTACAATAGATAATACATCATTTACATTATTTAATAATTCTTCATTTGGAATAATTACATCTTCAAGTTGTCCTATATAAGACTTAAAACCTTCTTCTGTAGTTACTGCACCAAAATCATGTAATACTGTAAGTATTTTATTAATAGCTGGTACAAGATCTGCAGGAGTCTTTATAGTCTTTCTAAGCTGATCAACTTCAGATCTAATCATTTTAGTCCTGTCTCTAATTTCAGTAAGTTTAACAGTATCTAAAACACCTTTATCTATAAACATAGTTTCAAAGTTGAAACCCCATTCACGTTTAATAGAATTAAAGTTAGCATTAACTTGACTTACATCTTTAACTGTATGTTTAATATTATTTTTACCACTAAAATCAACTTCAGAAACAAAGTATGGGTTTTTAACTAAATTAAATGCTTGTGTAAATTCAGACTTTCTATTTTCTGATAAACTTGGATTATTTAATATATTTAAAAGTTCTTTAAAATAAGGTTTCTTATGAGCTAATTCACCTATTTTATCAAGCATAGTTTGAAAAACATCTTCAACTTGACCACCTATAATAGTAGGACTTAAATCTTTTAATTCAGATATTAATGTACTATAAATATCATTTACATCTTCAAAACCATATTCATTAAATACAAGATCTGCAGATTTACTAGTTGGTAAAAAAGATAAAAATGCCCAAATATTTCTACCAACACTACTACTAGGTGACATTTCATGTGATGTTTTACTCCAACCTCTAGAATTATCAGCAGTTTCATCTTGAATTTCAGAATCAGTTTCTTCAATTTTAAATCCTAACTTTTCAAAGTATTCATTAACATTATCAACCCATTCATCAATATAAATTAAAGAATCTTCTACAGCATCAGCTTCGTATTCATAATCAATATTTCTTAAAGTATCAATCCTAGCTTCCATATACTCTTTAATAACCTCTTTAGTAGCTTTATCATTCATAAATGATAAATCATTCCAGTCATTATTAAAGTTACGTGTAAACAGCTTATATGCTAGTAATTGAGTACCATCTTGTATCTCTTCACTAGAATATATGTAATTTAAACCATTTTGTTCTAATGGAAAGTAAACTTTATCATTATACTTGTTTCTATAAAAATATTTCTTATTATTTTTATCTTGATGTAGTTTAGGTTCTCCATTGTCATAAACATTTTCAGGTCTAATATTAGAGTCACTATTTTTCCAATCACCAAAATCACCTAAAAAAGAAGGGTCTTCAAAGTAATTAAAGTTTTTACCAGCAACTTCTTCAAATTGTTCATCTGTTAATTCATCCACATACTTTAAATCCCCATACTGTTCTAACACAATATGAGGATTATTTTTAAGGATTTCTAGGATTTTAGGTTGTAATTGAGATACAACTGGTTTTCCATTAATTTTTACTTCTATAAAACAACTCATTGTTTAACATTTTTTGTTTAATTTATTAGCTGCTGCTAATGCTCTAGCTTGTGCTTCTTTTTTAGATAATTTAACTCTTTTTTTCTTTAGAGGCTTATCTTCAATAGTTTTAGCTTCATCAGATAAAGGATTCTCCTGCAAAGGTACAATAAAATTTTGAGATATCCTAATATTTTCATCATTATTTTCAGATTTATTTGAAAAGTTTTTATTTAATTTAATATCAGGTGCTCCAGCAAACATATTACCACGAATATTAGCTTCAATTTTATTAATTAAATTAACATCTGTAATTAAAGCACCAACTTGTTCATGTACATAAGGAGTTCTACCATCTACTTTATCTAAATCTTTACTTACAAATACTCTACCACTATCAGCACTAGCATAATATCTTTTACCATCTACTTCAGCAAATTTTAAATTAGTATCTGTAGATTTATTAAAACCTTTGTTAACAGCTTTAGGTTTTGGTACAGCAGTTTCTCCACCAATACTATTAGTCAAATATAAATTAGTAAAACCTTCAAATAATGGTTGATTAACTTTAGCATTTGTATTAATAACTTTCTCAGCAATAGCATATTCTAAGTAGTCTATACCTGTACTATTTAAAGCTTGATTAATATCACTAGGTTTTGGTTTAAATTTAAAGTTTCTATTTTTATTTTTAGAAACCCAATCAACAAACTCAGCTTTTTTATCATCACCAAGTTCATTTAATTTATAAGATTTATCACCAAATTCAACACTTTTAGTTTCATAATTAATACGAAGTCTACTTTTAACATTTTTATCACCAGACATTGTTGTTTTAGAACCATCCCAAAATATTAAATCTAATAATTCAGATATAATAATTTCATTAAAAGGTTTATTTTCAGTCTTTGTAATTAAATCAATTTCTTTCTTTAAATTATTTTTAATTAATGATTGTATATTAGGTGCTAAATTACTAATCAATGAAGTTGGTCTATTGCCTTTTTGTAATAAACTTCTATATACTTCAAATATAATTTCAGCTTGTTTTGTAGATACTTTACCAAAGTTTAAGTTTAAATAAAATGGATTACCATTAGATAATTTAGTTTTCATATAAATAGAACCTTTCCAATTCTTTTTAGTTTTAGTCCAATCTTTAGCATGAATACCACTAATATCTTTAAGCTGTCCATATTGATCTATTACATATAATTCAATATCTTCTAAACTATCAATACCATCTAAATCTAATATGCTATTTTCAGAACCTTTAGTATCTAATTGTATACTTCCACCATATTGTCCTTTAACAGTTGTATAAAGTGAGTTAATATCACTACCATTTTTTAAATGATTAATTAAACTAATTCTAAGAGGTCTAGTTCTATTATTATAGGATTCTAAAGACTTTGGATTAGTTGAATTAGGTTTACTTTCTAAAAATGTATAAACTGTCTCAGAGTTGTTTATTTTAGCTTTAAATGGTAAATAATCTACCATAAAGTTTTTATCTTCAGCAGATAACTCTTTACCACTTATAAAATCATTATATAATTCAGTTGCTTTTGTAAAGTTATTTCCTTTCTTTAAACCATCCCCTATAGATTTATTAATCTCAAAATAAACTTTTGTACCTACTTTATTAATGGGTTCTCTTTCATAATCAATATAAGCTTGTGGTATACCTTTTAAAGTCTTACCACTATCTCTATAAGTACTCATAAGCTTAACATCAGATAATTTCTTACCATCTTTTTCAGCTTCTTTAGTATCAGCTATTTCATCCGCTTTTTTAACAGATTCCTCATTAGAAGTATTCTCTTCAACACTTCCATCAGTGTTATAAACGTCTTCTATGTTATCATTTTTAAAGTTTGGTTCTACTTTATCATTTGTAGAAATAGTAGTACCGTCATCAAGCATAGCTTCTATAGTTCTAGTACCATCAGCATTTTCTTCAACTGATAATATTTCACCTGAAACACCTTTATACTTTTCACCAAACATATTCTCTAAATCAGTAGTTTCACCTACATTAAAGTTATCAGCTAAATTATTTAAGTTTTCAGTAGTTTGAGCTACTTCAGCTTTTTTATCAGCAATAGCTTGTTCAGTTTCAGCATTTTTAGCAGCTATTTCAGCTTGTCTATCAGCTTCATTTTTAATAACTTCATCGTTCTTAATTTCTTTTTCAACATTTTTAACTTGCTTATCAATATTTTCTTCAGCAGTTTGTCTAACACTATCTACACGTTCTTTAAAAGCTTGTTGATATTCCTTAGATGTTATAAGACTATTTTCAATTATATTATCTTTTAATTCTTTTGCTAATTTAACTTTAGCTTCTTTTAATTCTAATAAAGATTTATAATCACCACTATTTTTAATAACAGTTTTTAATTCTTCAAGTTCATTAGCAGCTTTAGTATCACCAGCTTCTTTTGCTGGATTAAACTCAATGTTATTTATATCTAAAAAATAACCACCTATATTAGTATCACTTTTAACACCAGTAGATAATTCACTTATCTTACTTATAAATCCATTTAAATTATTACTAACTTTACTAACTTCAACACCAACTTCATCAATATAGTTTTCTAAATTATATCTATTAGATCTATTAATATAAACTTGTTGATGATTATTATATTTACCTGATTCATTATAAAAGTTTTCTAAAGTTTTAATTTTAGTAATTGCTTTATTAGCAAGTTCTTTATAATCTTTAGACATATCTTCCTTCTGTTCACCATCACGAAGTTCTTCATATAATTTAATTAATGATTCAGTTGTACCATTTTGAAAATTATAGTAAGCTGTATTGTCTAAATGTAAATCTTTTAAACGTTTAACTTCTTCAGTATTACCTTCAGCTTTAGCTTTTTTAACAGCGTCTAATATCTTTAAATTTTCAGCTACATTGTTAAAAGAATTTGTAAAACTTTTAACTTGTGATTTTTTAGCATTAGCTTCATTTTCATCAATTATATCTTTCTGCTTATTATATGCTTGGTTGTTGTATTCTTTAACAGACATTTTTTCACCTGTTATAGGATCTACAGTTTTTTGAACTCTATTGACACCTTCTTTAGTTACAATAGTTTGTCCCATACCACCTATAAAACCTAATAAAGCAGCTTCAATAGCTTCTGGTTTACCTAAATCATTTAAGATTTCTTTAACACCATATTCTTGATCTCTACCAACAGCTCTACCATATTCACCAGCTAAAAAGTTTATAGATTCTTCAGCAGATTCTTGTACACCTTCAATAAGTCCAGTTTTAGCACTTGTTCTAAAAGTCTCTTTTTTAAGTAAATTATTACTTAATTTAGGTGCTTTTAAAAACATATTTGCAGAAGTAATATTTAATAATATATTAGCTCTGTTAGCCATTACAGTAGCACTAGCAGCATCAGCAGCTTTTTGTCTTGCAGCAGCTTTATTTTCTTCTAATTGTCCAGGTAAATCAGCAGAACCTGGATTTTCTTCGTTTAATTTTAATAAAGTTTCATTATATATATCATCATAAACTGACATAGATTCTAAAATAGCTTCTGACTGATTTAACATTGTAGCAGTTATACCGGTTTGAATACCTCTATTAACTCTTTCAGCTTTATTTGTAGTAAGCATTAATTCAGCTAACTTCTTAGCTTTGGTTAACTTAGAAAGTCCTGTTAAACCCTTAGTAATAACTCCACCGCCTATAGCAAAACCACCTATAGAATTAACTAACGCTGAACCATTTTCAATCCACCATCCACTATCTCCAAAATCTAATGATTTACCAGGATTTTGCCTATAAATAGGTAAAGCTTCATTAGTAGATTGTTTCCACTCTTCAGTTATATCAGTTAACCAGTTACCAACTTCATCATCTTGATTAAAATAATCTTCAAAATCTAATGCTGATGCTACAGACCCAACTGCTTCAGGAATTATATTAGTTAATCTTCCTAAAGCATTCCCTAATTTATGAGTAATAGGTTGCATAGAAGCTCTACTACTGTTAAGACCATCTATACCACTTGTAGGTACAAAGATATTATCCCCTAAATATTTAGTATATTTAGAGGTATCTAATCCTTGTATTCTATTATCATATTTTATATCTGGACCATGATCAATAATAAATTCTTTATCATAATCAGTTGATATAGAATTGTCATGTTCTATAATAAATTCTTCATCTCCCATTATTTACTTTTATTAAATAAGTAATTTACAATTTCATTTTTACTATATAATTTAATAGATTCAGGTCTATCTCCAATTTTAATAGTCCAACCATCACCTTCTTTTTTCCATGAAACTTCCATAGATTCTTTGGTTTTAGCATCTTTTAAATTTATAGGTATAATTCCTTCTTTAGCAGAAGTTAATAATCCAGCTTTGTTAACATAAGGAAGTAGTTGTAAATTAGCAACCATTTGTTTTCCTCTTGAATATTTATCAGGATCAGAAGATTTCATAAGCTCTCTTCCAACTTGCATAAATTCAGATCTAACTAAACTACCTCTAGTAACAGGCATTCTATCAATTAATTTTCCATCTACACTTAAAACTAAATGTTCTATAGGATATCCTTCTGGAGTAAACCCATCAGTTACTTCAATTGATTTGTTAACTTTTTTACCAGCTTCTTTTTCAATTTCTTGTAATTTTAAATTAAGATCTTGATTATCATACGCAGTTGAATAACCAGCTCCTGTAAATGAGTTAGTTAAATTAGAATTGATAGCACCTATAGAAGTTGCATATTTTCCAGTTGAAGGTCCTGCAAAACTAACATATGATTCAGCGTAAGGACTATTTTTTAAATGTGTATCAATAGCTTTATTACCTCTAGCAAATGTAGCATTTAATTTAGTTTCAATATTGGGATCATAACCATCTTTATTTAAATTAAGTTTTGTGTAACTTTCATCAAATTCTTTCTGACTAATATCTCCATTATCAAATTGTTTACGTAATCTATTATTATTACTTTCTAATATAGTTGAACTAAATACATCTATAAGTTTTTCATCAGAATATGTCATACCACCAGTAGACATTATTCTTTTTAGAATAGGGGATTTGTTTATTAATGATTGATAATCTTCTAAATTTTCAACTTTATCTTGTAATGAATATCTCGTGTCATATTCAGAAGAAGTATCAACACCTGCATAAACTGTATTGTGAGCATTATATAAAGTTTTTTCATCAGTATTAAAATTACTTAATGCAACTTGTTTAATTCCTGATAGTCTACTTTTTAAATTAGCTTGAGTTGCAAATTTTTCATTATATTGTGTTTTTAAAAGATGATACTCCCTACTATTAACATCACCAGAAAAAGTATCTATTTTTTTCTTCAAACCACTCAACTCAACTATAGCAGATTGATTTAAATTTTCAATATCTTGTAAATTACCAGAATTTAATGTTGTACTAACACCTTGACTAGCTCTTACAAATTGAAGTTTAGTTTGATCATCTAAATTACGTTTGTATTCTTCAAACTGAGCTTTATGTGTAAACCCTGTTTTAGTTATGGTCGTTTGATTAACTTCATAAGCATTTCCAATTTTATCAGCAACACTTTTCAAGTAATCAGCACCAGTACCTTTTTCTCCAAACATTCCAAGTTGCTGACGTTGTGCTAAATCCATTTGTACATCTTTATTAGCACCTAATATATCTTGTATTGCTTTTGAAATAGCATCAGCTTTTTTATATTTAGTTTGAGTTTTAGCATGCATATATTGACCAGGAGCTCCTTTAATAGCTTCAAAACCAAACTTAGTAAAGTTATTAGTATGCATAGCAGATGTTACATCTTTAGCTATTTTAGTAGCTTCTTTTTGATAATCATAATCATTAACAGCCATTACGTCTTGATAAGTAGAGTTAGGATCATTCTTAATAGCTGTATTATAATCTTCAACTGCTTTTTGTTGTAATAATCTATGTTTAAGTACATCAATATCACCCTTATCTCTTCGCTTATCTAGTTGCTTCATATTAGCAGCATATCTATCATATTGAGCTTGTTTTCTACCAACAATACCAGTAGACATTAATTCTTTACGTTCCCTAGCTAATTCTCTAATTTCTGATTTAGAAGTATTGTTGAAACCTTCTGAATCTAATCTATTAATATAATCATCAGTTTTAGCTTGAAAATCATTAATAGCTCCAGATACAGCTTCTTCATCAGCAGCCATTCTTTGTGATTCTATAATACCAGCTTCTTCAGCTTGTGCTGACATAGCATCATGTTGCTTTCTTTGATGAAATGGTAATGCTGATAACTCTTGAAAGCTAAGTGGATTAAACTTAGCTTGTGATAAGTTAGAATATCTATTTACTCCCATGTTTATACGTTATAAGTTTCTAAATTATTATACAAATTAAAATCATTACGTTGAATAGCCTTAATAGGAGATTTTTTAACAGATTTCATAACTTTCTTTGTATTCTTTTTAATTGCCCTATCCTTTTCAGCAGCTTCTCTCTTAGCTTTTTTAGCAGCAACTAATTTACCATCTTTATCATAACCAGATATTTTTTCAATAATATCTTTATACTTTTCTTCTTTACCAATACTCCCTATATCAGTACCAATTCCAGATAATAATTTAGATTTTTCATTATCTCTAGCAGCTCTATTTCTAGCATTAATATCTTTCTCAGAATTAGATTGTTGTAAATTAACTTTATCAATTCCAGCATTAAATTGTTGCGCTGTATTATCTTGACCTCTATTAATATCATCAGCTTTTAAATAAGCACTAGATAATGCTTTATTTCTATTTAAACCAGCACCTAATATATTAGAACGTAATGCTGATGTAGATCCACCAGAAGCTCCAGCTAATGCTTGATTAGACATATTATAGTTTTCTCTACTAATATTTTGTAAAGCAGCTTCATCAACATAATTAGGTTTAAATCTATTATCAAGTCTATTTAAACTTTCAGTTTCAGCTTTTGGTAATGTAGCTAATTGAAAAGCATTAACTGCTGTTGGTGCATATCTTAATATATCACCTTTATTTTCATTTAAAAATTGACCTGTTTTAGTAGCAGCAGTTCCTACATTTTTACCCGCTGTTTTTAACCAATCACCTAAAGCATATTGGTTAGTATCAGTTATTTTACCACCTTTAGCAAATGAATTATTAACAGCATTGTTAATTTGCTCATTATAATCTTCTTTAGTATTAGTTACAACAGGTCTTGTTAATAAAGCTTTTTTTAATTTTATTTCATCTTTAATAGGGGAAGCTCCTCCAGTTCCATCTCCAAAAGGTAATTTACTCCCGTAATTAGGTGTAACTGGTGATATCCCAAAAGATCTATTTTTTAAACGTTTCTGATAATCATCAAACTTATGAAACCTATTTGATCTATTAGGATAAGGATTTTTATAATCTAAACCTTCTTGATTAGTTTTAAAAGATTTAATTAAATCGCTTGGGTTTTGTGGGTAAGTTGGATCAGGGTTTAATTGACCTCCTTCAGCAAAAGTATTTAAAGATTGATTTCTAGCCCCTTGAGTTTCATTACGCTCTTTTTCTAGCAACTCACGTTTAGCTTTACCAGAACCTATTAAACTTGTAATGCCTCCTAATACAGCTCCTCCAGCCATTCCCCAAGGTCCTAACTCAGCTCCAGCCATAGCTCCTTTAGCAGCTCCAGTTAATCCAGCAGTTGCAGCATTTGTAGAAACTCCTTCACCAGATAAATCTCCAACCATATTCATAACACCAGCTCCGGCACTAGCTATTCCACCAGCATTACCTTTCATAAATTCCATTAAACCACCTTCAGCAAATTGTGTTTGTTGAGGTTGTTCTTGAGGTGCTTGTTGTTGCATTTGAGGATCAACTTGTTGTTGAGATTGTTCAGCTTGCATTTGAGCCTGTTGTTCCATCTGCATTTGCTCTTGTTGTCTTTCCTCTGGAGTTTTGTTTTGTTCTTTAACAAACTCTTGTGCTTGACGTAATCTATCTAACATTTCTGTCATAGTACGTTTAGATTCAGGATCTTTACGTTCTCTAAATTTATCCATTATCATTGAGCTAGCATCTGCGAAACTTTTGCCTCTTGTGTATTTTGGCAAATTAAATTGTTCTGTAATATCTTCCATTATTTTATTTTTGTATTAAGTCCTAATCTTGCACTAAATATATATTTACCATCTTCAAAATCGTATGAAGACTCTCCTTGTTCTACTGTATTTGTCTTACCATTATTACCAGTTCCCATTGGAATTCCACCATGAGGATTAGTTTGATGTGAACCGCCAACGTTAAACTGATTAAATTCACCATTATTTAAATTAGTATCTCCCATTTGACCACCTCTTGAATATTCATTAGGATCTTCACTTGGGAATTTACCAACATTTGGTTTAGCTAAATATGAATATAAATCTTCTTGTGTAGGTTCTTTATATAGAGGCTGTTTTTGTGTTTTAAAAGATTCTAAATCTCTATTAAAACTTTCAGTTCTTTTAGCAACATCTTTATCCTTACCAGACCAATGATTTTTTAACCAAAAGTCTGTAGTTGATTGTTCTCCATTTATAACTTTAGAAAAATCAGCTTTAGGATGTCCCATTTTATCAGCTAAAAATAGTATATCTTGTTGATAATCTTTTAACTTAGACGTATCTACTGATTTACCAGGTGGAATATTTTTAACCCATTTAGGAATAGGTAATTTATTATCTCTATAGTACCCATATAATCTATTAACAGCAGTGTTAGCACCTCTGTTTTCACCTATCTCATATTGGTATTTACCCCTACCAGGTCCTCCTTCAGCTTGAACAGCTTTGTAATCAGACTTTGATTCGTGGTATCCTATTTTATCCATTAAAAGGCGATAGTCTTTATAACTACCGCCTTTTTCTTTGATTATTATGTCTAATATTTTTTTCAATTCATCGTTCATACTACAATATAATATATTTTATTATAAAAGTCAAGTTTTTAACTCTATATTTTATAACATTATTATTTATAAAATATAATTAAACAGTGTAATTAACTATTATATCATGGAGAATAAACTGTGTGTTATCAGTTTTATTCAATTCAAGTTTTAAAAATATCCAAGGATTTCTAATTCTATCCCTAGTACCTTGATTTCTTGCAATAATAGCACTCCACTTTCTAAACTTACGATTAAGATTTTTATTTCTACCAACTATTAAAGGTACTCTACCAGTATCTTGATACTCGTTATAAGCACGTAAAAAATTAATAGTAGTTAAAGGTTGGTCAACACCATCAATGTAAGCTTCTGATTTAAACTCAATATTATTAAATACGCAATCTAAGTCACTTTCAGGATTTACTTGTAGTATTACATAACTTGGATAATAAACGCCATAAAATTCATTGTAATTACCTTCTCTATGTGTATACAAGTCTTTATTTAAAGAATCAACACTTAATAATTTAGTTCCTCTGTTAACATATAAACTTGGTGTAAAATCATAAAAAGTTTCAAATGCTTTTAACTTTTCATTAAAAGACATTGTAAAATTATTATCATCTTGTAATACTGTAATTAAAGCTTGCCTATTTACAACATCATATATACCAGTTACACCTTTATTTATTAATGGGTTATCTTGCTTAATTAAATCAAAGTTTATATTGTTTTTAAAATAAGCATTGAAACCATTATCATCACTTAAATTATAAACACCACCTTGTACTTTACCAAAGTTTTTGTTTATAGCATCTAAATAATAAAAACCTTCTGGTGCAGGAAATACAGACCATTTATTAATTGTACCTGATTCAGTAGTTAAATAATTATAATCATACAATACAGAACCTTTACCAAGTTCAATACCAATACCATCATTACCTTGTGTCTGCACACGAGGATTTATAGCTAGTCTAGAGACACTTTTATCTTGTAGAGCATATATTTGATCCTTTGAGTTTACTAAAGCGTTTATAGCTCCGTATTTACCATCTAAGTCCATTGTTTCATTCTCTAAAAAATCTGTCCAACTATCAATTAATTCACCTGGAGTTTTTAATTTAGATGATATTATTCTAGTATCAAAATTACTTACAGGTTTAAATGAAGAACTATCTGTAGCACGGAATATTAAATTAGATGTTTGACTATAAACTCTATTATATTCATGATATTCATCATAACGAGGTTGAAATTTATTATCCCAACTAAACAATGATAAATCATTTCTATTTAATAAATTAATAGTTGTTTCAACATTAAATTCAATAGTTTCACTAAGTTGTATAGTTTCTTTATTTAAAATAGAAGTATCATCTTTTAAAATTCTTCCTAAATTAAATGTTTGTACAAATGTATCACCAGGAGAATCTATTTGAGTAACATAAGTAGTTATATCATTATAAACACCTATTTCTGTATAAGTTGTTACAGCTTTATCTTCAATAGAATTACCACCATATATTCCACCTTCATATATATAAGATGTAGGTTTAATTACTTCACTAAGTATTAACCCATTAGTTCCAGATAAATTAGTTCCAGCTATAAGTCCTTCTAAAGTTTTTCTATCCTTTTCTTCTATTGTATCAATACCTTCCACTATAGTAAGACATTTTACACCTAAACTATTAACAGTTTTAATAGATGGATTTGTAGGGTCAACTTGATTATCTGATATTAGACTTTTTAATGAATTGTTATATCTAAAATTAGAATCCCCCGCATAAGAAGTTGTTCCTTGACCTCTTTCTGTTACTTCAGGAGTACGAAATATAGAACGAGGTTCTAACGTTGTGGTAAGTGGAGTAAATCCTTTATATTGTCTATTATATAAAATTTGATTTGTTAAATCGTCATCACCACCTCTATCAACTGGTCCAATTATACCCCAAGGTTTATCTTTTATATTAATATCATCTACATCAGTACTTACAAAAGTACTATTTATAGTACTAGAAGAATTAACAATACTTTGAAACCAATTGTTAGTAGTTGTATGTAAAGATATACCTTTCACTTTCAATTTTAAACCATTCCCAAAAGATAATCCAGTATTAAATAATACATCTGGAGAATGCATTTGCATCATTTTAGTATATTGCCATGATTGTTGAGTTTTCTTTCCAGTAGCATTATCTCTATATATTTCATCACTATTTTCATCCCTACCTTCATTCATTTGTATTAAATTCTTAGTAGGAAATATAGATGTTTCATTTGGTAAATTAATAAAACCTCTGCTTATTGGTATTGGAATTTTAACTTCAAGTAAGCTTTGATTCTTTCTATTTTCCTCAATATTCCAATATTGGTATTCATCAACTCTTTGGTCGGTTTGAACCATCATACCAGTTAAACTACCTTGACATAATATAGTTCTATCTCTAATATCTCTTTCAGCTCTAACAATTTTATAACCAACAGGTTTTTTATCATTTGGTAAGTTTAACCCATTAATATAATTATTAAAAGCTACTTCATTAATAGTCACTTTTAAAGTATTATAATTACCTTCTAAATTACCTGATGGTGCTTTATGATCTGCAATCCATTTAACATCTGTATATTGTCCTAATACATTATAAAATTGAATTCCATATCTATAAATTTCTTCGTCTTTTAAAAACTTTAAATATTTAACACTAGTAAATGATTTTTGTAATATTTCATATTTAATAAATTTACCCTCACCTCCTATAGTAGAACCATTTTTTTGATATTTATATTTATTGTAATCAGGATTTATAGCATCAGCAGTTTCTAAATAATTATAATTAGTAATGGCTGTTCCTGCTGAAAAAGTTTGATTAGGACCTTTTAATTGATTATTCTCATAATAAACATTACCTGTATATAATTTACAAGCTCCTGTGTTATCATGACTATAAGCTCTCATATCAATATCAAGAGTATAAGCAGTATCTTTTATATTAGCTGAAAATAATCTATTATCTTTAGATTCAATATGTTTAGGTATTATAGGATTTGATCCTAGAAATATAAACTCTGATAAAGTTAAATCACTTACATTATTACCATCATCTGAAAATCTATAATTAGTATAACTATCAATAATTCTATCTTCAATTAAACTAACACTAGGAGATTGATTATACGAAGTATACTTTATTGCATAAATTTTAATATGGCTGTAATTAGTATCTAAATTTGGTATAATTAAAGATGGTGTAACACCTACTATTTCATTAATAGCTCCACCACCAGTAGTACCATTATCTAAACTAACTTGTTCACTTAAAGGAGCTATGGTAGTTTGAGCACCATTTAATTTATATAAATTATATGAATACTGAACTACACCTGCTGTATGAGAACCCCCTCCAGAAATATCTTGTAATTCAGCTTGTGATAATGAATATTCACCAACTGTATTTATTGAATTAGAATTTAAATCAATTAACTCTTCTAAATCACCATTCTCAATACTATGTCTTGTATTTAAAAATCTTAATTGAGCTTTACCATCAATCCAATATACTTTCTGTATAATATCATTTTCATAATTAAATATAGCTTGTATAGGATTTTGATTAGAAAAACCTAAATTTCTACAGTATAATAAATTAATATCATTAGAGTCAGATAATAAATCAGGAATTTCCCATATACAATCAAAACCATTATTATCTGTAGTAAATAAAATAACACCTTGTCTAGTTTCAATTTTACCTATAATAACTTGGTCTAACGAAACTGTTGGTAAACTACCATTAGTTATTTCATTACCAGCTTTATTATTGTAAGGTAAAACTTTATCATTATATATTACTTGATTATTACTTAAATCTAATTGAGGATTTGGTATTTGTAATAAAAATTTATTTCCTTTTTCATTAGTTACTGCTAATGAACTTTGACTATCTGTATTTATAATACGAATATTCCTATTTTCAAAAGACAGATTATTAGGATGTTTAGCCTTACTGATATCTTGACTCATCCCTTGTACTGTAAATTTTGCTTGCTTATTCATAACTATTTAAATGGTTTAGTATTTTCTTTACTTCCATAAGTCCTAAAGAAATTCTTTTGAGCAGTATCATTAATAATAATTCTATTTAAACCATTCATAATAGATTCCATATGATCTACGTCAGGCATCTGTAATGAATTATTAGCTCTAGCAGTATAAAAATGTCTTTTTTGTTCAATATAACCAAATGCTTTATCTGTAATTTTACCCATTAAATACATTGGTTCAAGATATCTATGTAAAATATAATATTCTAATCCAATTTTAAAAGGTTCATCATCTGGTATTAAAGGATAACCATTTTCATCTACAGCTAATCCTTTATAAGAAATAACTATATAACCGTCTTCTAAAGATGTTTTAACAATACCTTTATCAATTACATAAGTGTAACCTTGAAATTGACTAACAACACCATTAGGCATGCTACCAGAATGATATATATCTGTAGCATGAGTTAAAGCTATTGCAGTATCAAATGAATTATCATCACAATTACCACATATATATTTAATACCTTTAACATATAGTAAGTTATCAGGTACTTTAGCTTTATACATATTAAGTTCTATAGGTTTACTAATTATATCACTAAATACTAATGGAGCACCTATTAATCTAATGAATTCAAGTGAAAATTCTGCAGCTTCCTCATAAGATAAGTCAGATGCCATTGGGTTTTTCATAACCTTCCATACTATAGAAGATAATGAAAGAGTTTTGCCATTATACATAATTATTTATTTTTTGTGTAGTAAGAATGCATCAAATTTATCTTTAGAAGTATCATTAATTCTATCAGCTAAACTTCTTTGAAATTTTCTACTTGGTTTAAATTTATAAAAGTGTTTGTTTTTTAATCTACTAAGAAATTTACTACAGTGTATCCTAAATACATAACCTGATGTATGTGTATTTAAATATCTAACTCTAATTTTATTTTTCTTAGCTTCAGGATCCTCATCCCATAATCTATTAGTTGCTCTCCAATCAACAGGTCTATTTATATAAAGTTTACCGTCTTTTATTTTAGGTTCACGTTTATCTTTCCTAATACTTAGTTTAACACCTATATGAGGTATTAAATATTCTAAGTTATCATTTAACACTTTATCAATGAGAGAATTATTATATGTAGATATTACTTTAGAATATACTGATAAACTTACTGGATTATCTGTATTATTTTTATAATATTTATAATAATCACTCATCCCAAAATGAGATTTAATTTTACCTTCGCTTCTTTTATTCATCTACAGAATCATTTGTTTTGTCTTCTTTAATAACTTTTAACTTAGCTAATTCCATTACAATTTCATTTTTAATTAAATCTATATAATGAGGTTGTATTGGATAATCTGTAGTTTCAATATCAAAACATGAAGTTGCTGTTTCACAAGAACAACAAGTTTGATATTCAATTAAATCTAATGGATTTTCAAAAACCCCTGTTATATTAATGCATTCTAAGAGTTTTAAAGCACTTCCTTCACTTTTTAGATATACACGCCCATCATTGTGTAGAAATGCATACACAGCGTTAGGAAATGGTGCTCCTGATGCGTATACAGCTTTATCCCTAGTAATTAAATTAAAAGGTCTTGAAACTCTATCTGCTGGAGCAACTCTAGTTAATGCTGATTTAGTATGTAATTGTAATGGTGTTGGTATAGTACGTTTAGTTCTAATAATAGTTTCACATCCTAATTCAACACCACATTCATTTGAATTAACTTCTTCAAGTTCTAAACACAAACTTTGAACTACTGATATATCAATACTTCTTTGTGAGTTATTAATATCTTGTCTAAGATACTTAGATCTTTTTATATCATATAAATATAATATGTAAGAATCACTTAACTCACTATCATCTGAGTATTCTTTTAGTGCTTCACGCACATCGTAGATTAATTTTGCTGTAATCATTTATTGGTTTATATTAAAAAACCCACAAAACAAATATTATTATTGTAATGTGGGTTTGTTTATGTTTATTTATTTATTTCAAGATATTTTTTATAATTACTAGCACTCATTTCAAAGAGCCTATTAGAATCTAAATCTTTAATTATATGCTTAACTGTTCCTCTAGGTGAAGTAACTGATTTAACTAACTCAAGATTAATTCCTCCTGTAATAGGAGATGTTTGAATATTCTTTCCATTAAGTACACCTAAATGTGCTTTAGGTAATTCCCATGATACTAATTTATTATAAACTTTTTCAAGTAATATAACATCCATATCACAATACTTTACCATTTCATCCATTGCTTTAGGACAATCACGTAATATAATATCATCCCAAAGTTTCATTGTAGTTTTGATTTTATTTTCAAATCCTAAAAATTCACTTATGTAATCTAACTTATTAGAGTTAAACATAAACTTCTTCTTAGCAACTTTTAATGTATCAAATTGAGGATAATTAAGTAACATTGGTAAACCATGAAAAATAGCTCTAGTTTTAATGAACTTTAAATCATATCGATCACCATTGTGAGCCACTATAAGATCAGCATCATTAAGGACTTCAATAAATTGTTCAATCATAAATCTATCATCCTGTTGTTTATCCCATGTTAAATTATATACTTGATCTTCACCAGACCACTTATAAGAAATACAAATTATCTTACGTTCTTCTAAAATATCTGAAGGATTGATATTAAGTTTATAACCTACTCTCCAAGATTTTACAATATTATAAGAAGTCTCTATATCATATATAAGAACTTTTAATGGGTTGATAATTTCATCTTTAGGTTGTTTAGCTTCTTGTCTTACTTCTCGTAAAGCAATTCTACATTGTTCAACCGTAGTTTGATATCCTTTTTTTATTAGGTGCTTTCTTAAACGTTTAGCTCCTTCCTTCTGATATCCAACTTTATTTTTTAAAAAATTCTTAATTTCAATAGTTTTCATATATGTTATTTAATTATTATGGTACAAAGGTACGAAAAATATTTTACAATTCCTAATATTTTATCACTTATTTTTATAATAATTAAAATTTAATAGAATAACCACCCCATACTCTACCATCTGTATCAACAGATAGATTAATAAGTAAGTCTTTTTTAGTCTTTAAATATAAATCAGCTTTAAAAACTGGTGTGACATTTAATGTATTATTATCAAATACAGGTAATCCTATAGAACCACCATAAAAGAACATACTTCTAGCAGGTATTTCAACCTTAATTATAGTATCTAATGATATAACTCTTGGTTTAGTTTTATAACTAGCCTGTAAAGCATCTAATGTACCAGTTGTCTCAGCAAATACTGTAATAGTCTGTGTTGAATCATCAAATACTTGAGTATACTTTCTTTTAATAACAAAGTCTTTATATGCTTTTAATGAATCTATAATCGTATTAGCTTTATCTAAACTATCTGATAATTTTTTATTAACAGGTGAATTAACTAAAACTTTATATGGAACAGGTATATACACTGTATCATGTACTTTTTTTATACTAGGTATAGGAACTTCTATCCTAACAGGAACATCTACATATTCTATCTTAGGATTAATAAAGTTTATTATACCAAATATTAGTATAACACCTATTACTATATATTTTAAGTTATCTTTCATTATTTAATTATATAAATTTTACAAATTCCCATTTACTATCAGGTGTAGAATTATATAACTCTCTTTTTCCTGAATTAGTTTCTTTATAATCACAATGTATAAAGCTATTATAAATAGCAATTCTTGTATAATCAGTGTGTTTAATAATACTTTCTAAAAATTCATTTTTATTATTTGAATAATCTTTACATGTCCAATCAACAGCACCTTTATTTTTAAAAGTGTGTTGACTGTTACCACTTCTCCCTTTTGATTTCTCCCAAGTTGTAGGTCTATAACCACTTTTTTGTGATGCCCATATAGAATAACCTAATTCATTTCTAACTTCTTGCATGGGGCTTATATGCCATTTTAATATTTTATCAGCAACATCTTCTGGTATAGGTTTGCCAGTAATATTAAATTCAGATAATGCAAAATTTATTTTCATATTATTTATAATTATTAAACTTCTTTATGTCTATCAATATTTGATAAAATTTTTGATAATATATCATTATTTAAAAGTCCTAACAATTGCATATTTTTTAAAGTTGATATCAATTGAAATAATAATATTGGTAATAATATTGATTCTGATAAAAACGATGCAAAAGGAAACCCTTTTTCTATAATTAAAACCGTTGCTAATAAAGCCCAAAAACCTACTAACATATAAACAGATTTAAATGTTTTTTTTGTTTCAAAATTTCTAAGTTTAAAAGCTTTTAATATCCCAAATGTAGTATCTAATAATACCACAAAGAATATTGCAAGAAATTGATATTTTTCAATCATAAAAGATTCTAATACTTCTGATAACATGGCTCCTAGGGAAAAACTTGTTAATAACATTTTTGTTTTCATTTATTTTTTATTTTTCTCATTGTTTTAACTCAATCCTGCAATATTGACATTCTCAATATCGTTAGATACCATACTTTGGAATTGTAGCTTACCATAGTTTTGTTCTGATGGGTAAACTTCGTTTCTTATACCTTGAGCATAAGCATCTACAGAACCATCTCCCATTAACCAAATTTGAGTTGTACCATAACCAGCAGTTATACTAAGAGGACTGTAAGTCACAACACTAGCACTATGAGACTGTCTTACTGTATTACCATTTCTATAATCATCTTCCCACTTCTTAGGGTCTGTTATCATTAACTCAATCTCAGCATTACTAGGCATAGTGTCATTTACCTTTAGAGTAGCTATAACCATACTAGCTACTTTACCGTGAAAATTCCTGTTACCACCTCTACCACCAATAGTAAAGTCACCACCAATATATCTATCCATTCTGTAACCTGTAGAAAACCATGTACCTTGTCCGCCAAAGGTAGGGTTGGGGTTGAATATCCAACTACCACCAGAATAAAACATCACCTTAAAGCGGAAGTTAGCTGTCAAGTTAGCAGCTGTAGCATCAGATGAGTTGAATCTAGCTCCACTATGTGCAATATAAATACCGTAAGTTCCAGCACCCATATTTGAGAGAATCAGGTGCTCGTTATAGCCAGTACCTTCACGACCCCATCCGTATATCAACGCACCAAACTGGTCTGTTCTAAGGTACATGTTATCAGCTCCAGTGCCAGCTCCTTCACCTGAGTTCCAGATGTGCTGGTTAGAGTTGTTACCATCAGATGAGACTACAATAGCAGTTGCCCAAGGTCTAGCATTACTAGCGTTACTCGTCTTAGAGCCATCACTATTAGCTGCTACAGTTACTCCTAAGCCAGCCATTCTTAAAGCATTGTTATAAACATTGCCAGTTGCGACTTGCTTTAGGTGTTCATTACCACCACTAAAGTCAATTGCCTTATTCCAATTAGTTAAAATAGTTGGAGCAGGAGTAGGAGTATCAATAATTTCAATATCGTCTGTGCTAATATCTCCCGTGGTATTCAATACAGCCATGTGTATTTTTACAGGAGCAGTGTCCTCTATGTTTGTAGCTTCATAAGTATTAGAGAAAGTTCCACCATCAGCAGGACTTGCATTATTCATTATGTTATTTAAGCTACAAGCAATTAACCAAGCACTAGTTCCATTTACCTCAATAGCATA